ATTATCTCTTCATCAAATTTTTTGTTAGTTTGCCTAATAATTTCATCAAGTCTTTGTCCCATCTACAGCCTCTTCATTTAGTAAAATATTGATTACTTGTTCTGCTCTGTTTCTGCCAATTCCTTTTACAGACAATAAAACTTCCATTAATCTCTCTTCGGTCACTATTGCACAATCATCAAATTCTGATTCTCCTTCTTTGAATCCATCTGAGTACATTGCTTTGCATAGACCTACTAACCAACGATTAAATTCATTGAGCGACATTTTTTGAATCCGCTTCAATTCGGCAAACGATAGAGGTTTCATTCATCTATAATCTCCGCAACATAGGGTAATCCGTGAAGAAGTGCTACGAACTCCCGCCATTCATCAAGTTTATGTCCAGTGCGCTGTCTAATCATAGTGACCACATTCTCATAATTCATTGTGACTGTTCTTTTCTGATTATAAGAAGACGGAAGTAACTGAATCATCTGCCACCAATGTTCTTTGTCCTTATGCGTTAAATACAATCCTCTAAATGAGTTTAATTCTCTTATAACAGTGTCTAAAACTGATTCTGATATTGGTAATAAATGCTCATGGCTGAAATCATCCAATTCAAACTCTTTAGCGGCAATCTTATGCATAGTGCTACAGGAGTTAGCAACTGTGCCAATTTTATAGGTATCAATTTCCTTCCACCAATAAAGCGGAGCAGTAATATCCATAGATACGAAAATCTGCCTGAGATATTTCCTATGTTCTGTTCCTGCTTTATATAATCTTTTCATAAGGTCTAAATCATTTTTGCCAATTTCATATTTTGCTTCAGATAAATGTGGATATTCTGGTGTATATATTCTCCATTCACTATCACTCTTATCCCAACTATTCATGGGATTTCTCATACCTCTAACCGCGTGTTCAAATCCCCAAACATCAATATTTTCTACCTTAATCATTCATCTGCTCCCTTCGTAAGCTCATCTAATGATACTTCTAATGCAGTCGCTATTGCATAAGCAGTATATAATGACGGACCATTATGTCCGCGTAAAATACCGTTGAGTGAATGTTTATTGATGCCGGAAAGCTCTGACAATTTAACTTGTGTCCAACTTTTTCGTTCTAATTCACATCTCACATTATCGACAAATGCCTCATTTACTGTCATCTTCTACTTCTCCATTATGAATCCTTGTCCACTGTGCATCACACAATCCAAATTTTTCTCTTTCACAAAGAAAAGCTACATTACAAGCTAAATGCCAAAGATGAGGAAGCCCACTCTCATCATCTAAACCATCTGGGTCATCAAGATAGTGCATAAAATGTCTATAAGCGGCGTTACGAATTCTATTTACATCAAGATTCTTCCAACCGTGCTCTCCTGTCTCAGGATATTTAAACATACCGTACATTCTAACATGAGCTATATCCCAAAGCATTTCTCTTGGAACAAGAGTAAGAACAGGCTTTCCATTATCATTTTTATGTACATCATTCATTAATCATTTCCTCCGCAACTTTTGCCAGTGCTTCTTTATACTTTTTACTGCGCTTAATAGAATCAACCACTTGTGCTGTAGCCTTTTCTATAATCTCGTCTTTATACTTTTCGAGAAGTTCGCCAAACATTTCTTGTGCATTATAAGTAAAACCATTATAACTAAACAATCTGTCTTTTATAGACTGTGAAATAGAATCAACAACCTGCTTAGTAGCTTTTTCCTCAATATGCTTTTTAATAGCATCGTCATCAATAGTAATTCCAAACTGAATAATATGTTCCATTAATCTTCTCCTTCACTATCTGTAAGAACTGCACGACCAATATACTCGATAGCATTTTCTGATGCTGACACAAATATATAAGCTATTCCTCTTTCTGGAATTGGCACAGCAATTCTATATCTAATATCGCCTTCAATCTTCTTTACCGATGCAACAATACCAAGACTTCCACACCATTTATGATTCTCATTAAACTGGACAACATCATACTTCTGAATTTCTGCCATTATTCTTCTCCTTTATTCCGACGCTTCTTCTGTATTACTAATTGCATCTTCTACAGATTCAACAGCTCTTTCCATAGCTTCTACAGCGGCTTCTGCTATATCATGCTTCTCAGAATATTGTAAATTCTCTGGCATGTTTTCAAGATACTCTTCTTCTTCGGCTTTACAATCTTCAATAATATCCCTTGCTTCTCCCATCAATTCAATAGCTCTCTCCAATTCTTTTCTCCTTGCTTTGTTCATCACTTTCCTCCAATTCTTGTTGTCTCAAATTCACTAATACGTCTGGTTAATACTTTCTTACAGGAGCTTAAAAGTTCCTGTGCATTATCTACCTTTGACTTCATTATTTTGTAGGCTCTGTTATACGCCGCAGATACTATAAACTCTTCCTGACTCGCTAATTCTGCAAGTGAATCTTTATCTGCTACTGTACCGCTACTCTGACTTGCTCTGGCAGTATGATACATTTCTTTATACACTGCTTTTGCTATATCATCTCTTATGCCAAGATATTCGCATGTACCACCTGCAAAATAAATATAAGTGGATAAATTCATACAGAAATCATCTAACTCTTCATTTGTCGGCGGATTCTCCCCATCTTTCAGACATTCTTTTATAAACCACACATACTTATCGAGGTCACGGCAATATGGGGCGATAATATCATTTACAATAGTATCTAATGCTCCTGCGTTACTCTCTATATTTTCTTGAATTTTAGTAAGAGAATCTTCATCGGTTATATTGAATTTCATTCTTTTTCCCTCAACTGACGAGTGCTTTCATATAACACTAATGCATCTATTAATTCTTGTTTGGAAATTTTTCTCTGCACTACACTTTCACAAAATGGTTGAATAGTTGTAAATATAAACTCATCCATTGTTTCTTGCACTTCTGTAACAATTTTATAAGTTTCATCTGTTATATTGAATTTCATTTAAAAAACTCTCCATGTCATAATTAAAGAAAACTTTTTTCTTTTTGCCTTTTAGCTCTACAACATCATAAGAATCCCAATCATAACGATAACTGACATTTCCACTATTTAGAAGTTTTTGAAGTGTTTGAATTGGTATGAATTTTGTAGTATCTTTATCTACCCACCAACAAATAATTCCTGCAAACACGCCTTCTATAAATGACTTCTCTAACAAACCGTTCCATTGTGTTGCTGAGATATTTCTAAACGGTAACGTATTCCCGTGTACTGATTTACATTCAAAGTAATATTCATATGGTTCTCTGTAAACGATAAAATCGCAAATCCCAGCAATACCCTTAAACCCCGCCGTATTATCATTCAGCCGGTCAATCGACACACCAGGCACACGTTCAAAAGACTCCCTAACCACCTGTTCAAATTTTTTACCCCTATTAACTGCCATACTCTTCTTTTAACTCCGAATAATGGTCCATAATGTATAAACATATATCTGTTGTTAATCCTGTATGAGATAACCCAATAACATTATTTATACAAAACATATTTGTTATTCCACTCTTCTGGATTCTTACATAATCTTCAAACTGTTCTTTTGTAGGCTTATCTTTATTCATCATGCTCTCCTATTCCACATTTCAACTGCTTTTTCTTCTGCATCTTTACTATGAGATGTACAACCATAGTCTGAAATCATAACTTTACCAGTTCTTGCTTCACAGTTTGTGCATCTCACATATGCCGCTTTTGCGGTCTTTCCCTTATAATAGACTCTTGAACTTTTCTCTAAATAAGCATCTCCCCCACAAAATGGGCATTTCTTTAATTCCATATCTTATCCATCCTTTTTACATGATTCTCTGTATCCACAATACATACATGATTTACGAGTTACATTTTCTGGTTTCGGCGGTGTAATCTGTCTCTCAATATATCCATCACACTCATGTATATATGCTTCAAGGCTCTGCCGCATTTCATCTGTTACATTAAACATAAAGGCTTTCATGTCTAATATATCTCTACTGATATAAACGAACAGAACTTGGTCAATATTGAGTGCAAGTGAATATGCTATACCCTGATGATAATGGCTTGGGTCAACATCTTTACGATTCATAAACTTATAACTACTCTCTGTTTTAAGCTCTAAAATATAGTATCGACCCTTATATTTGATAATGCCGTCACACATGAAGGACATATTTAACTCTTTATGATAGAGTTTTGTCTCCATGCCACTCTTTGACTTAATTTCAAGATAATCAAGACCACGACTATGCACAAACTCTGCAACGTCTATATACTCACAATCAATGCCGTTATCTTTCATTTGCTCTACTGCTGTCTGAACCCTAACATGAATGTCAGTACCACTATTACAAATGCCAACAAGCGTATAGTTTGAGTGCGATTCATCAGGTTGCACACCCATTATCTGATAATAGCTTGCACGAATACAATTCATACCAGACGGTTTATAAGTCTTGCTTGGAAGTCTACTACCTTTATCAGCAGTAAGCTCTATTGACCGTTTTAGATTCTGTAAAAAATCTTGTTCTACTGGTACTTTTTCTTTTGTACTCTCTATGAGCCGAATCACACTCTTTAATGACTGTCGTGCCAACTTTACTCCTCTCTACGTAAGCATATAAAACCGGGAATCAGTATAATGATGCCCGCTATGCACAAAACTCTCCAATCAAAAAGCGGTGAATCCGTGTACTGTTGTGCTTCTAAGTTACTTACTGAAAACCAAAGTAACGTACTACCAACTATTAACGAACTCACCGCAATCACTTTTTCTCTCAGCTTCATAATAAGCTCCTTTCTGCTATTTCTATAGCACTACTTTTTCATTACTCTAACATTATATCACACTATTCTCATTTTGTCAACAAGAATATTTTACTCTTCATCTTCCATAAGTGCAATAACAATGGTAATATTTCCGTCAATGAGTTTGATTGAACTATCATCACCATAATGAATCTCAATCAAGTCATTTGAAATAGCTTTGACTTCCTGCACAAGCATCTGAATATCCACAGCACATGTAAAATCTACCTGATTATCACTTGTCACATAAGGAAGAATCTCAACACCACTTGACGCTTTAGATGATACCTGCAAGCCTTGATTTGTAAATGTGAGGTCTACTGCGTTCTTATCATACGTACCAACGAACAGAGAAAGTCTGTCAAGCATCTGGAGTAAATCATTCTTCGGCACACCACAGTGACTATCAAACTCCTGCTCAATCAGATTCGTAATAGGCTCAATAGCGAAGTCATCAATACCATCGACAAACTTACCAACAATCATGCAGTCAGGAGTTTCAAATACCACATCAGTAGCACTGAACATAGCTTTAATCTTCTCAGCACGCATTACAGCAACAAGGTCAAGAAACTCTGAACTTACAAGTTTGGGCGTATCAAACATCGGAATTGCTAAACTTGCAATCTTATATGAATCTGTAGCAACTACTTTATCGCCCATGTAGTACGCTGTATATTGTGGATTCTCCATAGTTACTGCAAGTGCAGGTTTAATAGTTTCAAGAATAGCAATGATAGTAGAACGATTGAACTCTTTAGGGTCGTGCAAAGCAGTATTGACAAAAATATCAGGAAACTTAACGGGCTCACCATCTTCATCAAGAGGAAGTTCAATAGTATAATTACCATTGCCCTTGACTTTCATTGTATACAGCTTTTCATCCACTGTCATAGTAATGCTTTCACAAGTCATTTTACTCACCAGTTTTGCAAACTGATTGGCGTCTACTACAACATAGAAATCATCTCCTGCTACATGCTGTTCTTTGATATACAGATAGTTGGTAGCATCTGTTGTAATGACTGTAAGTTCTCCATCTTTAAGCTTAATACACATCATGCTGGTGATAGGAATGAGCTTATTATTACCAGCTCCTTTGATTGCTCTTGCTACTACATCTTTCATCAATTCTGTACTGATTGTAAATTTCATTCATCTTCTCCTTTATATAATATTAAATTTGGCCTACACTTAATCTAAATCCATATTATCTCTCCAATGCTCTATTAGCAGTAGTAGTTCTCCAGTTCTCTGCAAAATAGCTGTCATTACGAACAATATACTGACAACCAAAAGCATCTGTATAAGATTGAGGATATGTCTTATTCATGTGCTTAATTCCGTTTTTCTTCATCCTCTCTCTTGCTACATTTCTGTCAAGTTTTCTGGTGTGTACTCTTGTTGGTATTCTGATTGTTGCTGTTTTCATATTTACTCCTTTCTATATATGAGCTACTACTTTTATACCTCTATCATCCCAATACTCATCAGCACTGACCTTTCTTGGTGCTGTGCCACCGTATTGTTCCACTCTCTCTGGTATATTCTCATTTACTGCATCGAACTTTAATCCCCAAGACTCACATGCACTTAATGCTTCTTTTAAATGCTCATCACAACGGCATGTCCATAAAATCAATTTTGTACCGGACTCTTGTTCTTTTTGAAGCGCATGAATAACATCCCAATTAGGTTCACCAATATCTGGCCACATCTCAGTGCATATACAGCCATCAAAATCAACAGCTATAATTTTTGGTGTGTTCAAAACTGGTCGTTGTTTCAACTGGATTCTATTAAAAATATCTAACTTTAATTGAGTGCTACTCATAGTATGATTCCGAGAAAGATAAAACAACTCTTTATTCAAACTTGTTAATAAGTCTTTACCTTCAAAATCTTTACCGCGATAGTCTGCTCCAAGAAAATATACATCGAAATCTAAGGACAAAATTAATCTATTCGTATCCTCTTCATCTTCATACGGTATTACTTCATCAACATATTTTATCGCATCTAATTGAATATATCGCTCAAAAATACTCTGCACAATACCAGGCTTTCGTCTGGGCTTACAATATAAAGCTACTATCAGATAATCACAATTCTGTTTAGCTTCTTTTATTGCTAATATATGTCCGGCGTGAATAACATCTGCTACCATTGGGAACAATCCAACTTTCAACACAGCTCTCCTTTCATACTTTCTAACTCAAATTTTGGTGATTCTCTAAACTGTGCCTCCGTAACAGAAAATTTAAGGTTTTTTGTTGTGCCCTCAAACACTAACTCCTTTTTGATAATATCAAAATCTTCATCAGACACTTTTAAGATGATTTCCTTCATTTTTTAAAATCTCCACTTATTATCTTAGGCACAGCAGTTTCCCAATCTATTCGATGATGTATACGATTATTGCCATAAAATCCACACATACCATGTATACGCACACAATCTGGTCTCAGCATAACTGAATAAAAAGACTTCACATAAGTTCCATATTTTTCATACATTTCAGTAATACCGCCCGAAAATTTTTGTGTCTCTGCGGTAATTAGCACAATATCTCTTATAGATAAAATAGTTTTACCTAATTTACCCTGCTGAATATACATATTTACATCGTCATTAAATCTGCCAGTAAAATATATTGGATTGTCTACTCTAAAAAAGAATGTCTGCATAGCTTTTCTGATGATTCTGCTTTTCCAAAGTTTTCTATCCCAACCACCTAATAAATCTCCGGCTTGAAAAAATGCTACAACATCTATACTTGGGGCACTGTCTAACCAAGTTAAAACAGCTTCAACAATATCATCAAACCATTTACAATTTATAGATTTCAACTTACCGTCTTTAACATACCTGTGCACAAAATTCATAGTGTCATCTTCAAGCTCTAAAAAATATCGTAACCCTAAGCTCTTTGCTATATCGTACAAAATGTTTCTTGCAAACACAGGCACAGACCGACCATCAAAATTATCCATTATATCAAATGTTCCATCTAATGCCGCTTTATCGAACATGATAACTTTATCTTCACCATATATAGAATAATACTGGTCTGCTGTATCATCTTCATTATCAATGATAATATACCATTTACCAGTATATCCTACTTTTTGCAAAGTTTTGATGCACTTTACTTTTTTTGGCCTACCATGGCTGAGAATTAATATAGCAAAATCATCCCTTACCATCTTTTGATTCCTCAATTAGTTTATCTATTGTTGTACTAAGTCTTACATAACCGTTTGCAATAGCATCATCAATATCAATAATAACTAAGGCAGATTGCTCCATAAGTCTCTGCATTTCTGGTGTTGCATGAGCATAATAATCAGCTATCTTTGCATAGTTAAATACGATATGCCTTGTTGCGGCTTTTAATAAAAACTCTTTTTCTTCAGGAGAAACATCTGATTCTTTTATATCTCGCACTAACTTACCATAATTTGAAGTATTGCATAACTCTAATAAACTTGGGCATACTCGATTTGGCACATATTGTGGAGCTATAATCTTTTTATTATACTTATTATTTGAATCACTATTTGTAGTAAACAGATGTTTTGACATTATTAAAATTCCTTTGTAAATTCACTGATTATATTATTATTTACAGAGTCAAGTTTTTTCATAAGCCAATTATATTGTTCGTTACGAACATCATCATAATAATCTGACAAACGTACAACTAATTGGGGAATATCTGAAAAACTATTATATATTAACCTTTCGTCATTAAAATCAATTATTTCTGAATACTTTCTTGAAAAAAATACTGGTAAACCTACTAAAATTTTTTCTATATCTGCATATTCTAATGTGTCATTCCAATGCTGAGCATTTTTTTGAAGTCGTTTACCTTCTTTTGAATCTATTATAATCCAAGAACTACCTAACAACGACCGTGTGTACACATACGAACTTTTACTACCAAGTATGCAACTTATACCGGCATAATAATATTTCCACCTATCATAAATTTCATCTATACTATAAGATGGATAAATATTAAATTTATATGGTTCTGGGCTATCTCCGTACTTTTTAAATACGAATTGTGCTTTTGGCACTTTTGGACGAACTGTTTTGTCGAATAAAAACAATAATTGTGGAGAACAGCTGACATTCGAATTTTTTTTAGTGAAAGTGAAACCTGCACCCTCATGTAAAAATGTAAACTCACTTGCTGTTCGCAAAAACTCATCGTCTATTGCAGATAAAAATTGACATATACCTTTAAAACCACCAATTCTACCAGCAGTAAGAATTACATTTATTCTATCTACTTCTGCAAGAGGTTTATAATTAAATGGTGGAGTAAATGCGTTTATATTCATAAACGTCACTTTACACATATCTACTATAGTCTGTAAAGACGGGTGTAATGTAAAAACATGAGAAAATACAAAATTATGTTTTTTACAACCAGCTATAAGAGTTTGCATTTCACGAGTTTGTCGTGAACAATGCACATAACAAATCTCTATATTTGGATAGTTACTTTTCAATGTAAGTAAATCATCAAACGCAGATTCTGGTAGACTATTATATCCAAACCATAAATTTACAAAAATCAACCTGTCATAATTTTTTACTAACTCAACTAAATTATCTATGGAACTATAAAGCGTTATGTTAGGTTCAAGCTCAGGTAAAAATTGATTTGGAAATACATAATTTTTAATAAAAACATCAAACCCCAACTTAGCATACTGTAAGCATAGTGTAGTTGCACCGCCACCATCAAATCCAACTCGATTCACTATTGCGACTTTTTTACTCATACCCTATAACTTCTCCATACCACGCTTTAGTTATCTCTACGTCACATTTAATTGGAATACTTAAAGCACTCTTAGCGGCTTCTGACATAAGCTGTGCAAATCTTTCAGAACACTCTTTTACATTTTCTTCTGGACATTCTGCTATTAATTCATCATGTACTGGTATAAGAAGTCTGAAACCTAATTCTTTTAGTCTCTTATCATTGCCAACTAAAATCATTGCTAACTTACTCATATCTGCCGCAGAACCTTGGATTCTTGAATTAACTACTTGTCTTTGTGCATCTGCTATTTTAGCTCCATTATCAACAATCCAGATTCCTTCTTTGTTGGCTTCTTCAAAGATTTTCCGCTTCTGACTAAAATAGCAGTTATTCAGTTTCTTTAAATATTTCCTTTGAATCTCTTCGGGCACTTCCTGCACATCTTGTACAGCGTCATCATCTGACCACTCAAAATCAAGTAAATCATCGTCGATAGGCGCACCGTCTTTCCATTTAAATTCATACTCAGGTAATTGTAAGTCGGGCAATCTTCTTTTTCTGCCCCACAACGTAGTGACATATCCTTTTTCATAAGCCATATCTAAGCTATCTTCTTCAAATTGAGGAATAGCTGGAAATCCTTTGAATACAGAATCTTTTATTGCTTGTGCTTTTTTTGTAGTTGTACCAAGCTGTTCAGCAATAGAGGGCACACCTCTGCCATACAACACTCCGAGCAATATTGACTTTGCCTGTGAGCGTCTATTTTTTCCTTCGGGATTAGTTGTACCGTCTGGACGAAACTCCAAGCAGTTTTCATAAGTCGTGTTAAAGGACAAAGCGGCGATTTCTGCATATAAATCTTTCCCTTCTTGATATGCTTTAATCATCTTCGGGTCGCCGCACATCTGAGTCATAACTTTCGGTTCTTGCTGGCTATAGTCTGAACTCATAAGTACATAACCATCAGATGCTACGAACATCTTCCTAATCTCTTTATTATGACTGGGAATGTTCTGCATATTAGGATTCTCAGAAGAGAATCTTCCTGTTCTTGCGCCATATTGATTAAAGCTACAATGAATACGCCCGTCTTTAGGATTCACACAATCAGGCAGTTTATCTATAAAAGTATCTACTATTGTAGAAAACTCTCTATAGTCTAATACTGCTTTTGCGACTGGATTATCCATACTTCTTAGTGTCGCTTCATTTGTTGTCCGCACTTCTTTCTTTGTTTTCTTATCTACAGGAACTTCACAACCCATAATATCATAAAGAAGAATAGCAAGCTGTGAGGAAGATTTAATATTAATTGGGTCATCTAATTTACAATTAGCTCCCATCTTTCTTCTATATGCTTCTATATCTTCTGCATATGTATCACAGATTTTATTAAACTGTTCTATCCTATCTTCTAATAATGCGTGATATTTGTCTTTAAGGAATTGATTATAGTCAAAGTCAAACTTTATTCCATTATCTTCCATATCACAGACTACTTTGATGCAAGGCATTTCTATGTTAAAGAATACCCATGATACGCCGTTCATTCCATTTCTATCTTCATGCGGTTTTGTAGCATCATAATATACAAACTGTTTCTGATACTGGTATAACTCATAAGTGATAATAGCGTCATGTGCGGCATACAAATAGAATGTATTAATAGGAATCTTATCTGCTGGTATACCTTTAAATAATTCATCAAATGAAAATGCATCACCTTTTCCATCAAGCACATACTTATTGTGTAGTGCTTTCAAACCATTGCGCTCTTCATTTTCATTCATCAATCTTGCCGCAAGATAAGCGTCCCACGTACAGTAAATATCTTTTACGCCAAGCTGATTTCTGATTACCCTCATATCGAACTTGGCGTTGAACATGATAATCTCAATATTTGTATCGTGAATTATTGTATCAAACTCTTCTGCCACATCTTGTTCTGTAAGCTGATTATCTACTCTTGCACCAGTTACATATGAGGTATGATTAATCGGTACATATACAGCTTTTTCATTAGGCGTGTATAAACACAAACCTACAATACTATCAAGAATTGGGTCAAGACCAGTTGTCTCTGTGTCTATCGCTACTACACCATTATTTACACACTTTGCAAAATAATCATGCAATTCATCTTGATTTCTAATAATTGCATAATCATCCTTAAACTGTCCGAGATTTTTTTCAACCATAGCTTTTATCTGATTGATTTTAGCTAATAGTGAATTTCCACCTCGGACAGTTGTTTGTGCTTTTCTACTTGTATTTGATTTTTTAGCAAGTTTATTATCTTGCTCTCTTCCCGCCCGCTTTGGAATACTAAATAAAGGCATGTTATCTTCTCCTATATAATTGCCGACTGCATGAAGTAAAAATTTCACGAAAAATCTTCATACAACATTGTGTATTTGTACGGAAAGGAGGGAAAGCGTGCCGACAACTTATTCAATTAATATACATCTCCTCTACGACCCGGCGTTCTACGTCTCGGCGCCTCATCACGGTCTCTGTCTCTGCTCTCTCGTCTACGAACAGGCTGTTCATCTTCATCATCACCATCAGGCGGAAAATATCCGCTTTCAAGATAGAAGTCCATGTCCTCTGCTGACTTATCGAGAACAAGACCACCAAGAGGATTCGGCACTTCCGGTAAATCTTCAAGCGTAGTATTATCCTTCGACACTTCAAAAAATTCATAAGTAGTAGAAGTATCGCCCTTTTTACCCTTACGCTCAATGTCAAACTCATGCGCACAAAGCGGAGTATCAGAATTAGAATATCTGCTACAGATAGATACCATTCTCTGTACAAACTTCTTTCCTCTCTCCCAAAGCTGTACTTTATCTTCATCTACATTATAGATAGGAATGAACAGCTTTACTTGTGTAGACTTTTTCTCACGACAAAACGGGCATGTGTCAAGAGGCTGTCTATACTCTCTGAGACAGTTTACATATCTCTTTCTGCCATCTTCGCCTTCAATCTGATGAACTGCAAATGCTTCTACATCATCAATTCCATTATACATGAATCTGACTCTTGCAGTATCGCCATCATCTTTCAAAGAGAAGAATCCTGCTCCTCCCTGACCACCATACTTATCAACTTCATCATACCTGACTCGACCCATAGTTACTCCTTTCAATAGTGTTTATATTATCCACCAGACAGCGCACGTTTCATTGCTTCATACGTTGCCGAGTAAATTACTTTGTAAAGACGTTCCCAAAATTCTTCTGTAAAAGAAGATGCAGATTCACTAACTGGAACAGTTATTTCTTCTGGTACGTACTCTTCTTTTTTAATGTTAAACTTAGCTTCAAGTGCGTCTGCTACCAACATAGAAATTCTGTTAGTCTCAAACGATGAAGAAAAATAAGTTGTACCAACACCAATAATACGCTGTACTTCTGCTTGTGTAACTCCACGCCGCTTAAAGCACTTCTGCAATTTCTCTTTGTCAATAGCTACCATTTTCTTTCCGCTCATAATTTTCTCCTTTTTAATAGTGATTATAGTTTCTTACTGTCTTTCGACTCTTATATAGTAACATGTATCATAATGTTTGTCAATAGTATTTTTTCAAATTGAGCAACTCTTCTTTAGTGCAATCGTTTGCATCTTTTCTTCCTTCTGGAAAGAAATATTCTGATATAATTTTGGTATTCTTCATATTCTTTCTTATTCTTTCTCTCGCCGCTAATCCTCTTTCATCCATATCTGTAGCAAGTATTATTTCTCTACAAGGTAATTCTCTTAACTGTTTAAACTGTAATTCATTACCGAGACCGTTTAGTGCTACAGCACACTTTCCTACTGTCCAGAATGATAATGCGTCTAACATTGATTCACAAACAATCAACTCATCTATACCTTTTGCTGAACCGTCTAATTTAACCACTTCATATTTCTCAAATGCTCCTATTTTATGTAGTTCGTACAACCCATATAATGGTTTTTCTACCCCTTCTGGATAATTAAAGAACTTTGTCTTTACAGACCGTCGAGCAATAAACAGACAATTTCCACGAATATCACGCACAGGAAAGGTAATTGCTTGCATATCTCTATCATATCCAATATCAAACAATTCAATAATTTCATCTGTTAATCCTCTCTTGTACATGTAAGGATGTGTATATCTATATTTATCTAATTCTTCTTCTGTTACCCAATTATTATTAATTTTGTCAGCTTTAATACTGTTTTTATCGGCCATATTACTACGCCGAAAATCAAGCGCAACATCTTTCCTCTCCTCCACTTGTACTATTGCAAAGTTCTTTAATAGCCATGTCCACCCCCATGTACCTATTAAATCTTCATCATGTCCAAAACAATGAGATATTACTTCTGGTAAACTATGCACTTCTCCACACGCAAAACAGTGAAGTATTCCATCACTTTTTCTTAATCCCGCAGATGGCTTTCTTTCCATACCATTAGAGTGATAAGGGCAGGTAATCTGAATATGGTCTCCGCTATCTCTTTGTTTTGCTATCAATGGAATATTATTAGCTCTTAACTGATTGACTAATTCAGTCAATATATCTGATAGCTCACAATTAAATTGTACATCATTTATTATCATTATTCTCCTTCATCTTTTGCAGAACTTCGGCGATTTCGGAGAAATGTCTGCCGGTCTTAACAGCATCTTCTCTCGGCCATGCCTGAACTACTCCGTTTTTATCAAGAACATGCAACAAATAATCATCCATGTCAATCGTCACGCCCTTTACATCTTCATCACTAATCACTTCATCTCCAACTTTAAAGTCTTCCTTCTCCTGCTCATACTGCCGGATTTTCTCGATAGTTTCTTGTGCAGTGAGAGTCGTAAGGACAGTATTAAATGTGGTATAGCCGAAAATCTCTTTTCTATTTGGCGTGTTCCAGAGAGTTCTCGCCGCTTCCCATGCCTCACACTTACCGTCCTTGATGCCGGCTTCACGACCCTCTTTGTACGCCTCTTTCCTGACCTGCTCAAGATCGGGTTCGGTGTAGGGTGTCAGGTCAACTTCTGGTGACAACCATGTCATATTCGGCATTCCTTTTGCGCTGATAGATGCTTTATACAGACGCTCTAATCTTCCAATCTCAACAATATACTTCTTTCCCATGCTTCTCACCTCATTTCAAACAGAATAATAAACGTAATTCCGTATACAATGATAGCGGTAAGCCATGCTGTAAGAGTCCAGTCATCGGTAAAACCAGATGCTACACCGCCAATTATTCCAGTTCCGAGTGCAAATAAAAATGATGCTAAAATGAATAAACCGAAATATGCAAAATCATTAGTAGTCATGCTCTCACTCCTTTGCATCCATCTTTGCGCCGCAGTTGGGGCAGTATAGCCAAAAATTTTCCATTGTTTTTTGCCCGCAACAAGAGCATCTATAACCGCCTGCAAAAGAGTATGGGATTCTTTCCCATTCTCCATGTACCACCGAAACAACATCGGCAGGCTCAAGTGATTCGATATACTCAACCGTTACACATGGCTCGGCTACAAAGCAAATTCCGTTTGCAAATGTGCCTGTCTTTTTCCCTTTCAGCGCATCCTCTCTGCGGATATATTCGTCAGCCATCTGTCTTTTCTCCCATCATATTTACCTTGCACTTGATAATTCCAAAAATGGAATCAATCATTATCCAGTGTGTTGAATACCTGTTTATGCCTTTTAAAACTTCTCTTTCTGTTTCTTCAAGCAGTGTTATCATATCTGCCTTACTGATAACATCTGCGGCGGGAATGTCTGACAAAATCTGCACTGCTTCTTTTCCGTTTGGTGCTTGTATGTGGTCAATGTCATTGTCCATGAATTCTATGATTGCTACATCACGTGAGATATAATCACTCATTGTCTTCCTCCGCTCTTTTGTTCAACCATTTAATCAACCCGTCACCAGCAGGCGCTATATTATCGCCATAATCACACATCTCTTCTGCTGGGCAAGCGGAACAATCAAAGTAAAAATGATTTGCACATAGCTCTGCGGCGAGTTGTTCATTAGTCATTCGAGCAAGTCTTTCACGGTTTGTCATGCTTCTTCCTCCGCTTTATCTTCAAGTAGTTCCAGTGCTGATTCAATCAATTCGATAGTCTCCGCAGGATAATCATGCGGACAATCACAGCAGTTTCTTCCAAGGCAATCGGTAGGGTTTTCATTGTGACACGCCACTGCTTTGTGCATATAATTGATTGTTGTTTCTCTATCCATTTAGTTTCTCCCATCTGTGTACAGTCATTGTTAACCCTAATGTCTTTACACACCGATATTTAAGATTAGACAGACTGCACTTCTTTACTTCTTCGATTGCCTGTTTTGCTTCTGCAAGACTTCTATATCTGGCAGGAATCCCTAAACAAACAGGCTTCCATCCGGTTTCAGAAAAATACTGCACTTCGTACCATGTATTATTAGCTTCATACTCTCTTCGACGGTCTGCTCTCGCTTTCAGCATTGCCTGTCTTTCTGCATTAACTCGTTTTCTTTCCTCTTTTTCTAAATGCGCTTTTTCTGCTTCAACTTTACGGAGATACTTCTCTCTTCGATTCGGGTCACGTATTTCTGCAAGAATCACGTTTTTTGCGTGCGGAAGACGCCACTCGTCTGATTCATCTTTATCAAAAACAGCTTCGTTTCCAACCCAACTGTAATGCTTATACTGTTTCGGATTAACAAGAGCTTTATAATTGAAAAAATACTCTATGCCATCATCTCCTTTTACGATGCACCATCTTCGCCCGTCATAAGCTCGTTGAATAATAGTACCTCTCATATCTCTTCTCAGCTCCTTTACAATCAATCCTGCATGTCACACATCCACCAGATGTTCGTCTGCATACCAACAAACATCCAATGCCCATCTTTTTTACGCTTCTGATATTGCTTATATCTTACATTATAACGCTCATTATGGTTTGTTCCTGGAGTATAGATAAATTCTACTTCTCCACCCTTAACTTTTATATATTTAGTAGAGTGCTTTAATATTTTACCGTTATGTGTAAAATAATATAATTTATTCCCACGCCATCTATAAGCATCTCTTGTTGGCTCACCTATATCATACATTGCGCTTTTGGTCTTATGGAGATACATATTATCTATCCAACCTAAATGATATGTTTCTCCATGAATTCCTGTATATGCTTCTGCTGTCATGCTAAACATAATAACCATCATAATTACTGCGATAAATTTCTTCATACATCCTCCACAATTAATAGATTATACATCGGCACATTAAGAAAATCCGCTAAGTTTACAAGATTATCTATCGTAGGTAAAGACTGACCATACGTCCACTTATATACTGAATATAGTGTTACTCCAAGATATTCTGCTACTTCTTTCATAGAAGAATTATCATCTATATATTCTCTTATTCTGTCGCCAGTCTTTTCCATATTAATCATCTTCATTCTTCTTAACTCCAGCAACTTCTTCTCGCAGAAAAACATCACCAGCATCAACCAACTTATCCCATGCACTCTTATCCACAACTAAAACACTATCATTATTTACACTCTCACCATCTAACCAAGGACATATACAAATAACTTGCTTAAAATTTTCATCCATCTCAATAAGTTCTTTTGCTACTTGCGAACTACAAATAACCATTGCTGATTTAGTTTCCATATTGTTCTCCTTTCACATTATTACAGTGTTTACTGCTTTCTACTCTTATATTGTAACATGTAGTCTAATGTTTGTCAACAGTCAAAACATATCTTCTTTATCTTTAACTACATTTTTTCTTATATCCCGAACTTTCTTTTCTGTTCTTTCTGTCGGCTCTGCATCATCTTCTGCTGGTATAAATTCAAACTCTCCTACATCAATATCCCAATGATAATTCAGTTTACCACCTACTGAACCAAATCTTGACTTCTTTATTCCCATTTTCAACACACCGTCTTTTGTCTGTCTTAATGACAGCACTTTACTGGCGTTATGAGATATACCATCACTATCTCTAATAGATTCAAGGTCAGGAGTTTCATCTTCATCTTCTGCGACTACACCACTTCTATTTGACTGCACTACTACTAATACTGGCACATGAAGCTCTATTGATAAAGCCATCAAATCTTCACTAATATTTGTCAATGATGTAGTAAGATTATCTCCACGTTTATATCTTTCATCCGACAGATATTTAATACCGTCTATTGCGAGTATATCTATTTTAAATTCCTTCACAAAGTTTTTTAACTTTGCAACCGTTATTTTCCTATCAAAGTGTTCTGGTGTTGCAGTAACAAACTTATTTTTATTTTGCTTTAGATTCTGAATATAATTCTTATATTCCTCTTCATCTATCGTATCTCTTCCCCACATCAAACCTCTATTGGAGAAATTCTGATGCAAAGTATCAAATCTATATCCAACACTTTTCGACCCCATCTCAGGAGAGATATATCCAATATTAAACCCAAGCTCCCACACATGAGTACAAATCTTTTCAAGTACCCATGACTTTCCTTGGTTTGTGCGTGCAAAAATGACGAACAGTTCTTCTTCTCTTTGAATACCATGAATTAAATCATCTAACTCTTCAAAGCCTGTGGTAAAGAACCATTCGTCTTGATTTTCCTTTCTATCTATGAATTGTTTATATCTTTCTTCCGCTTGTGAAATAATATCTGTACCACCCAATCTATACGTTGGCTGTAGTTCTTTCACTGCATGAATCATATATTCTGCGGCGGCATTGGAATCTGTCTTTAGAAGCTCTGCTATCTTCTGAACTACTGGAACAGATTTATAATACAGATATTCTTCTCTAATGGTATCTACAAGATACCTGTCGGATTCTGTGACTTCGACAAGCTCAACATCTGGAAACTTTGATAAGAATGTAGCTTTATCTGGAACAGAGCCGTATTCTTTTTCATGCTGTACAAGAAAATCATATTCATTTTCATACCCGACAAAGTAATCTCTTGTCAGCAAATTATCTTCTAATATAGAAGAATCTTTTGTGGCTAAAATCTTCGATATTATTTGGAGGCTTACCATTCTTCTCTCCTGTCTTTACCTTTAAATTCAATAAGGGTTGATGTATTCCAGATTCTACTTGCAAGTCTATCACCAAGTGCTATCTCTAACTTATCTCTGCTCGTAATATTACCAGTATAAATATTAGCAAGCCCATCTGCAATTCTCTGGTCAACAACTACAAGTAACTGCTGTATATCATAATCTGATAGTTTTGTACTTGCAATATCATCCCAGACAACTAAATCAACAGTAGAGAGGGTTTTAATTAATTTCTGTCTGGCTTTTTCATCACTGAAATTCTTTACTTGATTCAAAAATGCGGGAACAGAGATAAAGTATCCTCTCTGTCTAAATCCATTTCCTGCCCATATCTGGTCAAAGTATCTGAGCAATAGCTTTATAGACCAACTTGTTTTACCATTTCCTGTATGTTCACTGTAAAGATAAAGTGATTCTCCGTTCTCAACAAAGTTTACAATATCAAGGCGAATCTCATCGAGTAGTTTAAATGCTTTCTGGTCATAAGCGCCATTCAACTTTATCGGCTTCTGACGCTTCTTAGAAAGCCCACTATGCTCCATAAGATACTTCATTTCTACATAACGAATACAGTTTGTACACGGCTCATAAGTACAAACAGACTTATACCAACAGTCCTCTTTTCTCAATACCATACTTGCTCACCCCTTGCTTCTCGTTCTGCTGTTAGTCTTTCAATTTCCCGCTTTTCTTCTTCTGTATAAGTTTCACATGACAAGCCTTCTTCCCACGCTTTTCCTTTTCTTACATCTGTAGTTTTAGATGAAAAGTTTCTATCTTTTGGGTCATAGAATCCGATATAGCCTTTCTGCATACTATAAAGAATTGAATCATGCTGTATATTGGGGTCAGATGAAATCTCTTTAAGTTTACGCAACAATCCTTTCCACGTATTGGTATAAAATGGTTTTCCATCTTTTCGCATTTCCATTAACAGATAAAGATAATCATGTAAATCAGACCTAATCATTTCATTATCTGTAAAATCATTTATCATATCCACACATTTAGTATACAAGTTTGCTTTCTTAGGTTTTGATTGTTTACCGAATTGAAATTCCTGAGAATGTAATTCTTCTTTAGAAGAATTTTTTTCTTTTTCCTTTATTTTTGTTTGTTTATTATTATTTAAGTTCACAGATTCAGTGTCTTGTTGTCTACGGCGTTGACAACTTGATTCTTCTAATATAGACAACAACACATCAAAATTAATTTTGTAGTAATTTTTAGCAGGAAGCCCTCTTTTTTCTATAAGTATTATTCCAAGTTCATATAGGGTGGAAAGTGCTTTTCGTTGATAGTGTTCAGATAGTCCAGTATTCTCTTCTATATTATCTCTGGTAGAATAAAAATAATCATCCTCTAATAAGCCGCGCTCTTCCCAATAGTTATACTCTGCACAAAGTTCCCCTATAAGAATAGCTTCATGTAATCCTGCTTTTTTGATAAGAGTTTTGTTTACTTGAATAAATCCATCTGTACTAAGTAATTTTGATATACCGTTCATATAAACTCCCTTATAAACAAAAAAGCTACTATCTCTGGTGCAAGCAAAGATAGTAGCTTTTTTGAGCCACACGATATGTAGTTTCAGTTTGCACATGTCTTGCACTCATGTGGCTTTCTATGAGATTCCATGGAGGACAACCTATGAAAAACTCTCTGTGTCTTTCGACTATTTAATAGTATCACATATTATAACAGAAATCAAGTGATTTTTTAAATTATTTTTTATACATTTTCAAGGTTTCTTCAACCTGATTGTCTACTTCTGCATTACAGGTTTCCCAAAGTTTTTCACGCTCTACAGCTACATCATCACCTTCTTCAATCTGCCGCTCTTCACAGTATTCGAAGGTATAAAAAGTGTCTTTGATTTTGGTACTGATTCTACTTGTTGCTCTGATTGTTGTTGTCTTTGCCATTTTCATTTTCTCCTTTACTATCGTAGTATGCTAATAGTGAACCTAATACAAAAACTACTATCTCTACAAAAAGTGTTCCCAAAACACCTGCTAAAACTGGATTTATATACATTACTCTTTCTTCTCCTTTATTTTAGTTACTTTAAGTGTTGGAATTTCTTTTACTTCTGTCGCTTCTGCCATTTGAGCAAGTATATCTTCTGGTATACGGTTATGATAAATGGCATTTTCAAGTGCATCAAAATCTATATATTCCTTGGTTTTAATAATTCCTTCACATTCTCCATTACGTTTAAGAATTTCAATGAGCATTTCCTCATTAACAGTCTCACGTTTTTGAATAGTATAATTTGCTCTATACCCACCTGCTTCATAATGTTGAACGGCATAGTCTTGCATGATAGCTTTTATCTGTGTGTTCTCCTTGTCACAAATCTTCTTATAGCTATCTTGCTCACGCTTGTTCGCCGCATACTGCGGTATCAGAGAGTCCAGTGTTTTCAGCTCCATCAATTTTCCCCTTTCTGTAATACTTTTGAGTTACATCACCCATTACGCCATTTCTACCTTGCGGAATAGAGTGATGATATTGAATAAATTTCCAAATATCTTCTCTCTTCCAATATCTCGTTTGTCTTGGTCCAGCTTGTATATAATCAGGAAGCATTTTTGCATATTCATTGTCAGGATGCATACGCTTGAAAGCATACCACGAATTGATTGTTTTGAAAGACACACCAACAAGAATTGCAACTTCCTCTAATCGTAACAGACCTTGGTTATTAGCCATCTCTACATCACCTCACATTCATCACCTCGATTCTGTTATATTTACATTATAGCACATAAAATAAACATGTGTCAATATGTTAGCTTAACAGGAAGTCTAACATTGCACCCTTATCAATCTGGATTTTACCATCAACAAGTGCATCTGCCATAGCTCCCTTGCGCTCTACAAGTTCATGAATTCTCTCGTCAATGGTATCTTTACAGAGAATAGTGTAAATAGTTACGTTCTCTTTTGTACCAACTCTGTGACACCTATCTTCTGCTTGTTCTTTGTTAGCACGATTCCACGGTTCATCCATGAAGATTTCAACTGTTCCTGCCGTAAGAGTAAGACCAGTACCCATAGCACCAATAGTACCTACAATTACATTACAAGAATGGTCATTCTGAAATCTATTTACAGCGCCCTGTCTATGTCTATCCTCTAACTGACCTGTAATAAATACAGCACCAAATTTTTCTACTCTGTTAAAAATAACATCTGTCATTTGTGTCCAGTTAGAGAAGATAACAACTTTCTTGCCGTTCTCTACTGCTTCTTCTACAAGTTCTTCCATTCTGTCAAGTTTAGCAGATTCTTTTACTGTAGAAGAGAGAATACCAGTATAACCAGTAGCTTGTCTCATGCGAATAAGTTCTGCAAGAGGATTATTCTGCATTTTAATCTGGTCGATATTCATTTTAATGTCCGCAGTTACTTCTCTGTAAATTTGTGCCTGTTTCGGAGTCATTTCAACAAATTCATCAATATGAGTTTTTTCAGGTAAATCAAGAACATCTTTTTTCAGTCTGCGGAGCATAATCTTGTCAAGCTGTTTCTGTAACTCATCGAGATAACGATAGCCGACAACTTCATAACCACCGAATCCGCCATACATAGCATAGTGATTCTTAAATGCAGAGAAAGAGTGTCCCTCATAGCCGAGCCATTTGAGTACAATATATAAATCAAATGGTGTATTCATAAGAGGAGTACCAGTCATAGCAATTCTACACTCTGGCTGAATTTTCAGAATTCCCTTACCCTGTTGACTTGCAGGATTCTTGCATTTATGAATTTCATCTATAGCTACGATGCCAATAGTTCCGTCTTTGCATAGTTTCTGAATCTCTTTGACAATAGCTTCATTCCGCATTGTCTCTACATTAGTAATAAGAAAATAACTACCAATGTGTTTAATGTTCCTTAAATCTTCAAGTCTATCAGACATACTGCCAATTACCCTGTGCATAGACTTAAATCTCTGACCTAAAATGTAGCCTTCTTCATTACTGTGTGTAGCAATTTCATTTAGCCAATTCCATTTCAGACCGTTGACACCGCAGATAATAAGACAGTGTTTGTAACCTTTCTGTAACTTTTTCGCAACAGCTATGTCAATGACTTGCTTAGTCTTACCAAGACCCTGTTCATCACCAAGAAGCCAACGATTGTTAGCAAGACCATATTCAAAACCTTCAATCTGATGCTTGAATGGCTTTGTCTTGAATTTGAAGTTAGCAGGAATCTCTGCGACTGGCTTTTCTTCTATCAGATTGATATACGGACCAGTAATATCAAAATCAAACATCGGAAGAGTATCAACTACTGTTTTCAGAGCAGGAAGCGGAGCTTCCCACTCTTTCTTATCAGCATTGTAAAATCTCTGCGGAAGAGCTTTTATAGTATCTACGATTCTCTGGTCATAATCAAAAGTAATATATACAGAGAAAGCAGATTCCACATCATAGCACTTTTTTGCTTTGGCTATTTTTACATTAATCATACTTTCACCTCTCAATCAGAATCAATCTATTATTGCCGCAAGCACAAGTACAACTGTTTGCATTTCTTCTCAGAGCTTTAACAATTTTACCTGCTCTTGCATATTTGAATTCTCTGCCACAGTTAGGGCACTGAACAATGTAATTATAAGCAACTACCCTATTTGCTACACCCTTCTCTTCACCAGAAGTACAACGAGTGATATGAAACTGTGGATACTCTCTGTTAACAAGCTCTGCAAGTCTCTTCCACTCGCCTGTATGACACATACGATTTTTGCCGGCATGAAGAAATTCATGGATGATTGTATTCATCGTAGCTTCATAGTCAATATCGTTTTGCATCAATCTCCCAGAGAACTCAATAGTATACATACCAGTTCTTTTATTATACTTACATCTTCCCCAACAAGCTGTAAGTCTGTTGTTTACTCTAACAGATTCAATGGGTCCGTAGTCAATCCCCAAATCATCAAGAATGTCCTTACAATCTGCTACCAACACGTTCAAATTTTTCATAGTGTTCCTTTCTGTCATTACTGACTGCTATTTTTCTTATCTGTAAACATTGTATCACATGTTTGTAGTAAATGCAAGTATTTTTTGCAAAAAAAGAAGAGACATTTTACAATGCCCCTTCGGTATCTTTCAACATGCGTTTAATCATGTTTCGCTCTATTTGTGTATCTGTGTTTTGATATAGTATAAGAAGAAACTCTTTTACCTCTTTACATACAAGTCGCATAGAAGCAACGACTAAATCATCTGTAGCTCTTCCTAATTGATATTGTCGTTTGACTGCACAGTATTCTTTGTATTGAGGGAGTATATCATTTAACTCTCGTTCTAAGCTGTCTGGAACGCTCTGTGTGACGTTCTGCAAGTAATCTCGTACATTTATTAGTGCTGACAGATTGCGTGCGTTAGAGAGCGTCAGAGAGCTTTCCTGTAGCTCTTTAATAGCATCATTTACTTCTGCAAGATTCATAATATACTCCCAACAATATTACTGCTCCAGTTTAGTTACACACTGTTGTAAGACTCTCCGCTCTTTTTCAGACGGAGCATCGTCTATCATATCTTCAAGTTTACCAATCATGCGCTGTTTATCCATTGCACGACTGTAGCCTCTGTTATCACGACTCACATAGCGACCAGTTCTTGCATCACGACCTCTGCGACCAGAGTAATCATTAGACGCATCGTAAGAACCATCGTAGCTACCGTCATAAGAGCCATCATAACTTCCATCGTAAGCCCCATCGTATGCGGCATCATAAGTATGGTCATAAGAGTTGCGGTTAGAATGAACTTCGTGCATAGCTTTATTTTCCATACCCTGATTCCAAACAGGAGAATAAGAATTACCAGAATCATTCTGATACATAAACCAAGGATAATGATTAGATTGACCCATATCATAAGAACCTCTGCGAGACATTCTGCGTGAATAGTCATTACTTTGACCACCCATTTGTTCGTGCTCTGCCTTTTTCATTGCTTCCTTTGTTTCAAAGTCTAAAACAATGGCAGATGCTTTGTACAGACTATCAAGCTCTTGCGGAGATATATCGCCTTTTTTGACAATCTTTTTTATTTGGTCGTCAAGAATTTCTTTTACGGCTTCATAATGCTTTTCCATTCTACTATACCTCCTTTCACGCTATTCTTGTTATGGTTAAGTTTGCGTTCTGCACTTCAATCACAGGTGCAGGTGTTACTGTAGGGTCTGTAGTAGCTGGTACTGCATCTACAGAGAGACTAAAACAGCAACAACGAGGCACTTTAATGATTGCAGTAGAAGTTACGTTCCCAAAGTCTTCTACGGCCGCAGGCGTGAAGATTGCCCTACTCGTTAAACGAGGTTCTCCATTCACAGCCAATGCAACAGCTATCGGTGTAACAGTGCCACCTTCGGGAATAGCAATATTCCCATTGAAGGTGACCTGATACTGTGCGAACTGATTGCAACAACCGTTATTAGAAGATGCGCCTTTGAGAATAAAATTCCCAGTATTGCTCTCGTGATAAACATTACCACGATTGCAGGGAATAGATGTATCGAACAGGATGGGTGCATTGAGTGCAACCTCCTGAATCGGGTTATACAAGAATTCACAAGCCATAGCGCACTCCTTTCTTAGAAGTTATTGCCGCAACCACAACCATTGTTGTTGCAAGTGAAGATAGGTGTCCTACCATAAACGGGAGTAGTGGGAACAGGGCAACTATTCAGTCTGTTGTACAGAGCATCGACCTCATTAGCAAAGCCGTTCTGAATAAGAGCGTTTTGTGCAGTCTGAGAAGCGGCAAGATTAGCCATGTTAAGCTGAGTTTGAAGTTCAGAAATACGGTCATTCTTTGCTTCGACTTGTGCTTTAACGCCGTCAAGTTCAAGCTGGCAAAGTTTGTCGATAATAGCCTGAGTACCACGAGTCTGAGAGTCAATAATGTCACGAGTGTTCTGCATAGCCTGAGTGCGGTCAGCACAGTTTTCTGTGGCTACCGTATATTTCAGGTCAGCAAGACCGAGTCTGTTCTCACAGCAACAATCTGCGAACTGTGAACCCAGCGAATTGAAGCCCTGCATCATAGCAGTCTGAGCGCCAAACGCCTGATTCATGTTAGCCATCTGACGAGCGTTCGCCGCTGTCTCAGCATTAGCGAATCCAGAACTAACTGTTGTATTAACTCCTGCGAAACCATTGCAGAGGGACTGCTGAATGTCGGCTGTAGAGTTGCAAAGTTGAGTAGAAAGTCCAGAAATGCCAGATTGTAATCCATTAATCCCAAACATTACAGACTGCTGGTCAAATCCTCTCTGAACATCTGCATTAGTAGTGTTACTCATAATGTAAGGCATTGCGCCTCCACCATAGCCACCACCGAAACCGTTGCCCCAACCACCGAGAGCAAAGAGAAACAGCAGTATAATCCACCAACCATTATCTCCGCCCCAGCCGCCGAAGCCAGAACCACCGCCACCATACATGGGAGCTACGGGCATAACCATTTCGTTACCTCCATTTCCTTCTGTTAAAGACATAACTTTAACTCCTTTCATGTGAAATATTTATACTGAAACCCTGCGCATGGTTTTGTATCATCGTTTTTATTTTTTGGTTAACATATTTTGAATTTGTGTTGCCATTTGTGAAAGTTGATTATATTGAGATTGAGACATACGACCGGAATTAAGAAGCTGTTGTACTTGCTGTTTAGGGTCACCAGAAAAAGATTGTCTGAATTGATTTAACTGATTGACTAAATTAGTCATTGGGTTCGTCTGCTGTTGACCGCCCAATACATTAAATAATTGATTAGCCATTACTCTACCTCACTTCTCTGTACAAATTCACTAAGACGCTTTTCTAACTCTTCTTTAGTAATAAATTGGGAAGTATCAATCTGTTCGTGTTGAATAACATTGACTGGTTGAGTCGATTGTTGTGTGCGCTCTGTATAGTCAAAGATTCTGAGCGGCATAGGCATACCGCTATTGTCAGATGATTTAATATAGAAAGTATTTGACTCACTATCCATTAGCATGACGCTTTTGCCAGGTGCTACAGCCCATGACTTCGCTCCTGCTTCACCTTGAACCCACAGTATTCCAGTGTCATTGACTGGTTGAGTCATTTGTTGTTGTACAACTGGTTGACTCAACTGCTGTTGAGGGTAATAGTTGTAGGAAGGATACATTTGTTGATATGTCATTGGAAATCCATTGTTATAAGCCATTAGTTCTCCTTTCTCCAATAGTAAATAGGTACTTCATCACCAGAATCCCAAGTGTCAAAATAATCTCCACCACTGATAGCAATTACATGAGTACCAGTAGCTAATATGCCTGTAAGATTAGGGTTATCTGCACAGAATTGACGTACTGTATAACAGTCTGGACAAGAATCGGGAATAATGAAGCGTTTAAAACCATGCTCTAAAAGATAAGTACCCCAAACATCATTAGATGATGGCATGTCGTGCATAGAAAATCCTTGCGTTACAATTTCAAGATACGTGTCCTCCCACGACTTGTTCATTGTCTTTGCAACTGCACGAATTACACAGTCCCCTACAAGTTTTCTTGTCGGATTTGGGTTGAACATTATGTATGCCATTCTGAGATACCTCATTAGATAAAATAAAAAGAGCTTGCATAGGAGAGCAGTGATGTTCTAACATAATCCAATGCAATTCAGAAGAAATGTCTCTCATAGTTACACCTCGCTTTAAAAAAGCGTAACAAAAAAGAAGCACCGTAACTTGTACGATGCTTCTACGAAAACTTTACAAAATCTGTATTAAATTACCCGTTTTATTTTGTCTTTTACTTTCCTTGCTAATTTAGATACTTGTGATTCGGATACATGCATAGTAAATGCAATTTCTACATTTGATTTATGGCTTGCCCGTAGATTAAAATATTCAAGCTCTTGCGGGCTAAAATTACATAACTCTCTGAAATGATTTAATTCTGGAACTGTAAAATCATAAATTTGCATTTTTTCTATTGTTGTGTATGTACATTTCTTGTTCTGGAAAGTCGGCTTTAATTAAATGCTCTTGATACTTTGTTCGTATTGCATAAATTGAATCATTTATTACGCCGTTATGTACATTAGGGTGTTGATTTACATACTCTTCATATTCATCACAAAGGGCAATTATGTTTTCAAATGATTCTTTTGTATGCCGAGCGCCATTTACTCCTTCATTAACGAAATTAACAATATAGTTTCGTTTCTTTTTCCAATCATCTATATCGCATTTTTCAATATGTTTATCTATAGATTTCTCTAACTTATTTACTCGGTCATTTACCTCATTAATACGTTTATTGATGCCAGAATTAAAACGCTCACCAACCCACCCTAATAGAAAATCCCAAGGATTAATCTTTATTGGCACAAGCTGTACAATCGTGCAAAGAATAGCGCCGTAAAAAAGAAACGATGAGCTGAAGTTTGAAAGACCAGAAAAAAGTTTTGTAATTAGTTCATATAAGTTCATGTATTATCACTCCACTAAATTAGCACATTGGTATAATTTTCCCTCTTTCAATTTTGAGTTTAAAGTAAATTGGTCAAAAAGACAAGAGTAAATATATGTTACGATTTTTGCACGGATTTATGCGGATTCAAAGCAGTATGTCAGCATAGTGTCTCCTTATTCTTCCTGCTCTGCTCCATGTGTATAGCATTCGTGCTTGATGGGATAGCATGTGGATGTAAACAGGATAGCTCCGTGTTCTGTATATGTGGACGTTGCCGCTCTCGACAGAACTTCGTGGAACTTGCCTTCGCCCTTCAGCCTTGCGGTTTGTTCGTTTTCGTCATAGACCCAGTAGTTATCATGTTCGAACTCGCCTGTTGCGGTCTTTCTGACTTCGGTGATGTAATACTGATACATTATAATTCTCCTTTCTTATTATTCAAAAATTGGCACTCCGCCTGCGGGGTCAAGTAAGTAGACTTCGACTTTGTATGTGCCGTCTATGGTGCGTGAGTAGGTGCTGTTGTAGCGTCGTCTGATGCGGACACGCCCATCTGAATATATCATGTCGGCATACACGCCATAACCAGTTGAACCACCATTCGTATAGTTGCTTGTAGGGTATTTGCCTTCACTTGTGTAGTGAAGTGTTGTACGCATTCCTACGGTTAATGACTCACTTCCACCACCATTTGCAGGATACGCATTGATAAAAAAATTATCGCTTCCATAAAAATATCCTGCCCGCTTCCCTGCCGTGTCACGAACACGGATATATAGGATTTTGTCAGAAGTCCATATCTCGCTATGTCCTGTTACCCACGTTGCAACCATTGCCGCAGAGGTGCTTGTCGTACTAACTTGATAACTCGTTTCCGCAACCTTAGTCCATGCAGATGAACCACCACTCGGCACGTTAACCGTCACTTCTGAATAACCATCTGCGGAGTCATCGGATGCGGAATATGTTCCGTTTGCTGTGATATTTTTGGTGATAAGTGTTGCAGACCCGCCGCCATCGCTAGAATTTAATTCTATCTTTTCAACTTTTATTGTGCATTGATTAGTAGTATATGTGCACAAATGATATTTGCTTCCGTCAGAGTCATACAAAATAAGCAGTGGAAAAGGATATTGGGTTGAATTCCATAAGTAATCTATCTCACCAAGTACAGGATATGAACCATAAAGTAAGCCCGCTGTAGACCAATATTCAGCACCATTGAACGTAATTAGATAATCAGCCCCGTTTTCAAGTAAACCTATTGATGTAGGGAATGCTCTAGTTGTACCATCTGATTGTGTAGTTGGTGTAACGGTTTGTTCTGGTATTATTGTAGTGAGTGTATAAGGCGACCCACCGCCACCTTGACCTGTACCCGTAACTTGTCTACCATCTGATAAATGTCCAACGAAACCAGCCTTTATATGTTCTGGAAGTGTGACGGTATCTTCTGACAAATCTATGATTATAGCTCCGTCACCTCTTACGACTTTATTGACTGCCATACATTACTCCTTAACCAATCGTTACTGTCTGTCCACCTGCTGAGTTGTCGCTGTATACCACGGGGATTGCCGCCACGGAAACCTGAGAGATGCAGTTGTAATTCTGTGATGTGTCAGGTGTGATAGTCTGTGCGGTAAAAGAAGGTGTAACACTGACTGCCTGCGCAGCCATATCTTCCGATCCACTCATTTCACCTGTAATGCCAAGAATCGTGATGTTTTCACGAATATTTTCTGGGATAAGCAAAGATGCGCTTGTGGAATCAAGTGAAACACTACCAGAGCCATCGTGATAACCCTGCGGGATAGTGTATGCTGTCTTGCTGGAAATAGTACCGGTTACACCACCCCTGTTAGGCATTGAACCTGTCAGTTTTGTGCCTCGTGCATATGCTGTTTTGGTAGCAAGAATCTCACTCGCCGCCGCTGTAGCGTCTGTAGAGTCAACGTCTTTCGTACTTGTACCTGTGATGATTGCACCTGATTTATCATGCGCTGTAACGTCTTTTGCAAGGTCGGCAGGAGTGATAGTGTCTGATGTAAGGTCAATGAGTGTCGTTCCGTTGCTGAGAACTATTTTCGATACATATTCGTTAGCCATTATTTAACCTCCAATAATAACTGTTCTCCCGCCTTCGGGATTGGATACAGATTCGACTCGTATCGGATTGATTGTTATATCATGTGACAGTGTTTTGTTTGTAGTCGGCAGTGTTGCTCCGTCAAAATCGGGAGACATCTCATATTCTCCATCGTACATATCAACATCAATGTATGTCGGTATGCTGATTGATCCTGACATACTCGCAGGTGGAGAAAGGCTGCCAGAAAGAGAAGGAACATAAGATAGCTCACCGGAGATTATGCCGGTAGCCTTAACGTTTCCATCCATTAGTAAACCTCCTCTGTGAGTTTGAATACACCCTTGATGAATGTGTCAGGATGCCCCTGTGCGTCTGTATATTCAATGTCATAGACATATTCCCCAAACGCAAGGGGTTTTGTATCTTCTCCCTCCAACTCTAACAAGCATGTGTCAAGAGGGATTGTTTTCAGGATGAGGATTTTTTCATCTGCATCCCTGTATCTTTTCTTGACAGCAAAGCGGAGAGAGCCTTCTGTTGGTGTAATTGCTTCACCAGTTTCTTTATCAGTCATGCTGACATTTGTGGCAAAGTAATCACCTCTTGTGAGTTCTATTTTCCACTCACCGTCTTTTATTCGCGTGATTGAACTGGACATAGTTTATTCCTCATTAGGTGGATTCGAAACAGCAGGTTAACATGGGGACTTCTTTACAGTGACGGAGTAGTGCCTCTTACTATTACATCTGCCATATTGTTACCTCGTTGGCGTAGTGCCGATGATGATTTCTGTCATGCGTGCCTCCTTTACTGTGACGGAGTGCCCCTTACTATTGTTGCCATCTGCGTTCTCCTTATAAATCGTCCTCTGAAATCAGATATTCAAAATCCAGGAACAGATGCGTTCCTGCCGGAATCACACCGACATTAGCCAAAAATGTCCTGCCGGATGTGATCGACAGTTTATAGTGTGTCACCGTTCCTGCCGCCTGCCACTGTGTTTCAGTAATAGACGGTGTAAGAATCATTGTCCCCCACCCCTGTCTGCAAGTCGGGAGTCCCTCAATCAGATGGGAGAGGTTGGCAAGTTCCGCATTTACGGTAAGCTCACCAAATATCCGCACAGATTTTGTGCTTGAATTTTTGACAATCTGAAACCAGTTTGTAATATAACTGAGATTTGCGTTAAGCGTGACACTTGACAGGATGGAACGCACTCCGCTAAATGACACCGATTCGAAATCACGCTTTTTAATTACAAGATTATGGTCTGTGGCAAGATTCCCGACGCTCGTTGTAAATCCGAAAAGGCTGAACCAGATAAAAGCACAGCAATACTGGCAATTTGTAAAGTGTATGGCATTTTCCGTCAGTGATGAATTCTTTGCGGAAATCTCAATGCGGTCAAAATTAATCGTGTACCCTCTTGCGTAATCAAGCCTGCACAAGAGGATTGGATAATCCGCCGCGTGAGCTCCATATTCTGCAATCAAATGTTCAAAATAATTGCCATTGTTTTTGTACGGCTCTGCTTCTCCACTTTTTGTATATGAAACGGACTTAATCATGTAGGAAGGAATTAAGTCTGTATTGTCGTACCAGGTGTTTACAGCCCAACAAAACGCATTAACTCGGTTTCCGTTCACCCATCCCCCATTGGATGTTCGGATAAATTCGATTCCTGTAAAAGATCGTGCATCATCACACTGGAGTTGATTGTAATGACACCCTACTTTTTCTCCATCACCCACAAGTACGATTCCTGTCGTTGTGTTGAGGATTGAGTGGATATAGATATTGCAGTATGTGCTGTTTCTCAAAAGCACGGCGATACTGTAAGCTGAAGACCCCTCCTCGTAATCGAATACCCTTGCGGACTTCTCGATTTTTGCGAGGTCGATAACCACTCCGCTGACCGAATCTAATTTAAGTATTGGGTGTGCGTGCGTGACATAGATTGTGCCGTCACCAATAATTGTGACTGTCTTGGTGATTGTGAGCGTATCGCTCAGCAGATATTTATTCGCAGGGATGTACAATACATCTCCGGCAGACATTGCAGATATTGCCGACTGGAAAGCCGACAAATCATCTGTCACACCATCGCCCTTTGCACCATACATTTCAGGCGTAATGTAATCTTTAATCACCTTCGGCCTGAGTGTTGTGGCAAGTTTTGCCTCTGTTATAGCTCCATCCTGCACGGTTGTTGTAGCTTCGGGATGTTCGTCAAGCCAGTCTTCAACATATCCCTGTATTCCGAGTCCGTCAGGAATATTATCCAGTGCGGGATAATTGTACTGCTCTGTCACAGAGCCTATCTTAAATCCTATTACACTCATGTCGTTTCCTCCTGATGGGTGAAGTATTCACTTCGTAACACAACTCCACTATTTGTAAAGAGCATACATGCATGAATAGGGAGCTTAGATGTAGCCGCCGCAGAAAGAATAGAGAAAAATTTTGAAAGTGCGACGTTCTCTGTATCATACGCATATGTGGGATTTGATATAGCACCATTTTCAAATGTCTGTATTTCAGTTACAAGGTATTTCATAAATACTCCTTATTTACGCACTAATCCAATTACTTGGTCAAAAAATATATATTGAGCTTCATTTGTGCCGCCATCATCCCATCTTACATAGATTTTATCTTCACCCCAATCGGCTTTAAATCCACCTCTTACATATAAAGTTTGCGACGGACGGTCTGCAATGTGCTGACTTGAACCACTTGCAGAACTAAAGAACAATAAATATTGAGATACGTTATGTACATATGCTCTGATTGCTATTACAGCCCATTGTTGCAACTGAATATTTATCCAACTCCATGCATATTGTTGTGCAGGAGCAACAACTTTTTTCGCATACAGTAGTTTAGGTTTAAGTGATGGTATTTTTACAGTTCCATCTGCGGTACTCACCATCATCCACGAACTGCGTTTTGCGTCAAAGAGTCCGAAGTTTCCTGCATCATTAGCATAAATACCGCCCTCTGCAATAACCTCTCCATCAGCATAAGCCCTTGCTTTTATTCTTGTGGCGTCAGGTGTTGTTGCTGTTATTCCGTAGTTTATCGGCTGTGCTACAGGGTATCGCAATGTTACAGTTATATCTGACGTTGACTTATTGGTTACTGCAACTGTATAGTCACCATTATAAACAATAATATAATCTGTACCGTCATAATTATAGGCTGTGCCAACAGGTATTGTGTAAGCGGTATCAATCGTGAGTGTCATGTTTTGCCCAGATGCAAGCTCTATGGGTAAATTTATTTCTAACTCTCCATTTGTTACTGTTCCTGTTTCTTCGTCAACACTTGCGCTTGATATAATAAATGTATCGTCTGTCCAAGTTGTCGTAGAGGATTGTGCGCCCATCGTTATAATATTATCACTATCTGCGTCTACAACTCGTAAGCCACCGGATGTTTGCTCTAAATGCGCACCGTTCTCCTTTCCAATAGTAGAGGTTACACCAAATGATGCTACAGGTGTATTACCATCAATATCATATATTACTAATCCAGTATTTGAAAGCGCAGTTCGTAATACACCTTGTACATATAATCCTACACCGCTTGCAGTAAAATTTGACAATAATGTGTTTGCGGCAGAGTATAGAGATATACCATCCGGATTTATCAAAATGTGTTTTGCATTAGATAGTCCAAGTCTTATTGCATTAGCACTAAAAGTAGCAAGTTCTGTTAAACTATTTCTTATAGCAAACCCTATTGACCCGAATAGTGCATTATATCCAGCATGATAATTTTCAGAAGTCGGGTCAGTAAACTCTTCTTGTGGAACTTCTGTTATGTGAGCACCAGTATCTGTGCCAGTTTCAGTAAACCAGAAATATTGATTAGTATTGCTGGCTATTGTTTCTGTCTCTACTAATCTCTCACGCAATGACCGTAAATGTGCTTTTAGCTGTGCGGATGTTCGTGTATCAGAACTGTATAATGTAGCAGATTTTCTATTGGGCGTATCTGCGCCACATACAATCGTTTGATTTGCTGTAGGCGAAAATGTAATTCTTGTAATAAGAATACGATGCTCATTACCTTTTGTATCAATTAAATACGCAGTATCGCCCGCCTCTAAAAGAGGGTTACTTACACAAGTGACATTGCACTTTCTGAACGATAAATCCAATACTTTGTCAGCGATTTGGTCTCTTACATCTTCAATATTATCTGCTGTTATAAACGGATTATCAGATATAGTTATTCTGTAATCATCAGTACCTATACTTGATGTTATATCAGCTTCATCTTCTATATTTGCAACTGTTATAGTTATACCAGTTATAGTTATATCTGATACAGCTATATCTTGTGAGAATAAAGAGCTAACTTCTGGCAGAGATTCATTTTTACCGGGCAGATAAGAAATAGTGTTTACAACTGTGCTGTCACTTAAAACAAGAGAAGCATGTTCATGCTCTACATTATTCTCATCAATGACAGTGATATTATCTGTAGGTATTGGTCTACCAGATAAATCAAACCATTTAAACTCTAATTGACCAAAAGAGTTGAATCTTGCAAATGTACCATTAATTGTAGCCGCCCAGCCTATAACATCACGAAACGTGCATGAATCGCCGTCTGGTTTAGTGGCTACTAAGAATGTATTATATGCAAAATCAGATTCGGCAGAATTAAAAGTTACACCACAAACAGTACATGCATCAGAGACAATCTGAGAAAGAGTAGCCGGATATACAAGTTGACTTTCATTATAGGGCCTATCAAACTTACTCATATTATCCAACATAGATAATACAATAGAGTTTGTTGTATAGTTAGCTTCTTCAACAGTATATACACCTAATTGAAGAGGTTCTGTTGTGTTGTCAATTTCAAGACCAGTAGAAACTACAACATGAGCATCATCAAAATCATATGCTGAATACGACTCATCACCATTATATAAAATGATTGTACACTTATTTATAATAGTAGAGCCGAGTGCATCAAATGTATTATCACTGCCGACAGAATCTTCTACTTCAAAACCATCAAATAAAATATTTGCGTTAACTATTGTCAGTTCTTCTTGTGAAGCTAATGTGATTACAGCGGTATTTATGAAATTTCTGGAGCTACTTTTAACTTTTTCTTTAAAAGCAGATGAAGCTGTTCGCATAGTTTCTCCTTAGATTCTAATGAATGTCAGCTTTATATCTTTCCAAATACCAACATCATCTTTAATTACACCAACTGGTGTGCTTCTTTTGCCGACATAGAATTTATTTGTCAGCATTTGATTAGGAACTCTGGGGTCAGCATATGTAAAGCTGACCTCAGTTTTCCCATTAACTGCATTTAATATTTTTGCCGTATCTTCCCAGGACAATCTTTTCCAGGTACAAGCATATGTATCTTTGACAGCAACAACATCTTTATGCATCTCGCCATCAAGAGTTCTTCCTGTCTGTTCAGATGATAAATCTTCAATATCAGCTTGATATTCAGTGGGTGCAGGAATTTCAACACCATCTATTTTAAATACATACGCCATATCTTATACTGTCCCGTAACGTCTGTTTAATTTAAGGTTACCTGCGTTTGCGTGTCTCGCTACTTGTTCATCTCCAAGATAGAAGTCAATATTCATGTAGCGCCTAAACGCATCAGTTAAAATTTCTTGTATTTCAGACCTTGTAACTACATTGTTCTGATTCTGAATAATAGTGTTTAACGCCCTCATTAACTCAGCATTATCACCACTCATTTTCGTAGGAACAACTTTACCGTTTACAATGTCTGTCAGTCCAACATTTAACCTGTTTACTAAATTAGTTATATCATATATTTGCGAAGTTGTAAAGTTAACAGCGGATAACAGAGAGCCTATATTGGCTATAACAGTGTTGGTACAAATAGTCATATGTCCGGTAATAGTTTTCATAAGACTTGCTGTGCCGTTTAATACAGCAGTGTACATTACTGCGGCCATTTGTGACTGATTTAATACTTCTGTGCGACCATTAATGTGACCAACTGCTTCTGCACCAGCTTCACCAGCAACGAACATTGTTCCACGATTTGGCACACCGCCACTTGCATATTGAGCGATACTTCTCCACCCACCATTAGCGAATACGCCACCTCGTGCTTTATGAAGGAGGTTCCATAGCCAACTTGCGCCTTTCTTTATTAAACTTACACCAACAGATACTTTTGTGCCTATCCAACTACTAATACTTTTCCACCCATTTTTCCACAGCTTAACGCCGACAGATACTTTTGTGCCTATCCAACTACTAATACTTTTCCATCCATTTTTCCACAATTTGATTCCAACAGATACAGCAGTTCCTACAAATTTCGACAATTTAGACCATCCATCTTTCCACAATTTGATTCCAACAGATACAGCAGTACCAACCCATTTTGAAATGCTTGACCACCCATTGTGCCAAAGGCTTATTCCAACAGATACAGCGTTTCCGATCCACTCTGAAATTTTAGTCCACCCGTTTTTCCACAGACTAATGGCAACAGAAACTGCGGTGCCTACAAAATTCGCTATTGTTGTCCACCCATGCTTTTTAAGGGTTATCGTTGTTGTAATGTTTTGCTCACTGTTCTCAGGCATATCGTTTGCTTCATTTCCAGATGCTTCTTCATAGACAGTTTGAATTGTTTTTACAATGGTCTCTGTCCCACTCTTTAAAATATTCCACGCATCGTCAACCCAGGTATTAGCTTTTTCAATCGCTACTTGTACTGTCTTTTTGACTGTCTCAGCGCCGGCTTTAAACAACGTCCACGCATCTTCTGACCAATCACCAATTTTTGTAAGCACTAACTCTACTGTCTTTTTTACGGTTTCTGTGCCAGAGTTGAATACAGACCAAGCATCTCCAGTCCAGTCTCCAACTTTTTTAAATGTTGTTTCTACTGTCTTTTTTACGGTCTCTGCTCCACTTTTCAGTATATTCCAAGCGTCACTGCTCCAATCTCCAATTTTTTTGAAAGCCGCCTCTACAGTCTTTTTTACAGATTCTTTTCCAGATTTAAATGCAGACCATGCTTCGTCTTTCCAATTACCGAGTTTTTCAAATATTGTTTGAACTGTTTTTACAATAGTCTCTGCGCCAGATTTAACAAATTCCCATGCTTCACCGGCTTTGTTGATAATCTTTTTAATAGTTACTTTAACAGTTTTTACTACAGTTTCTTTTCCACCCTTTAAAAAGTCTAATATATCTCCAACTGTTTTGTCTGCATTATCAAACGCATCCATTATCGGGTCAAGAATCCGTTCCTTAACCCATTTAGCGATATTAATAAATGGCTCTGCAATGCCATTAAGAATGCCTAATCCGATATTTTTTGCGGCATCTATAAGCTCAGGAGCAGATGCAGGAGAATGAATACAAAATGCTTCTTTAAATCCATCAATAAATGGTTTGAAAATATTATCTATTATCCAACGAGCAATATTTTCAACAGCCTCTCCTATACCACCGATTATACCATAAAGAATACTACCGCCATATTGATTTTTCTTATCAGCAAAATAATCAGAAATAGCTTGAGGTAATCCGCTGAATAACCCAGCAACAAGACCTGCTAATGCACCAGTTACTTCACCCGCAATTTTACTAACATCGCCAAATAATTCACCCCAAGGAACTGATTTTAAAAATCCTTGTAAATCAGCGCCAACATCTTGCCATTTAACCGTACCGATTGCAGTAGATAATGCTGTAGCAAGTTTATCTACAATAACACCAAATGTCACGCCAGCAGATTCAAAATTAAACGTACTAAAGAAATTATTTATACTTGTTCCAATAGCTTTGCCGATTTTTACTGCATCAAGTTTAATTGCAAATGCTTTTTCACTACTTATAACCGCATTAAGTGCTCTTGCTATCGTGGTAGCTATTGAACTAAATGCATCTTCAGTAAATAAATTATTTATAAAATTTGCGAGACCAGTCACTACAGATATTACAGAGCCGTGAATAGTAGTCCAATCTAAACCATTAAGTGTGTTTACAACTGTGTCTTTTATAGTCGTGCCGAGATTGCTGAAATCAAATTTATTAGCAAATGATTCAAAGGCACTAAATATATTATTGATACCTTCTGATAACGTATTAGATATGAGATTCCAGTCTATAGTTTTTATTGCGCTATTAAATAAATCAGCAAAGAAATTACCAACAAGTTTTGGGTCTATGTTAGTTATAAACTGATTTGCAAAGGTAAATACAGTATTTATTGCTTCTGCAATAGTTCTTCCTATTGCTTGCGCAAGATGGCTATTACCCTCTTCATCAACAGACATAAGGCCGTTAATAAAAGTAGCAAATGATTTACCAAACTTGCCAGCATATCCCTTTATTGTGTCCCAAGGAATACTATCTAATGCAGTTGCAAGTTTTTCACCAAGTATTTGACCAAGTTCTGTAAAATCAGCATTAGCCCACGCCTCTTTTATCTTTTCAGCCCAATCTTCAAAAGCAGATGGCATAGCGACAGTTTCAAACATATCGCTCGGACTTGTGCCGCCACCGCCACCAGAACCACCACCAGAACCGCCGCTACCAGAGTTAGAATCAGGATTTTTAAGAATTTCTACATCATCAAAACCTGCAAGTGTACGTTTATACTTCTCTGCGGATTTATTAGCTTTATTTGTAGAGTCAGATGTTTTATCAAGAGATGCGGCAAAGTCTGTTTGAACTGCCTTAGCTCTAATAAACGATTTCTGACCAGTAAGCGCCGCAATTAACATTCCAACTTTTGTTACTGCTTCAGATACAATATTAATGAATGTCGTAAGAATAGGCGCAACAACATTTATAATAGGTGCAAACGCTGTAGCAAAAGCATTTTTAAGCTGGGTTAAAGAAGATATAAAATTAGATATAACTGTATTAAAAGCGGGAGAATATTGAGCTAAGTTACCAATACCTTCTCCAAGAGCTTTTCTCAGTTTTCTAAATAAGAAGTATACAGAGCGTATACCGAGACCATAACGAAGCAGTGTCGTAAAACCCGTTTTAAAGGCATTATTAGAGTCTTTAGTCTTTTTACCAATACCTGTAATTGCAGAGCCGAGAGATTTTAATTTATTAACAATTCCACCTGCAATAGATTTGGCAAGGTTTTTCGTCATATCACCAAGATGCTTGGCTGCGGCCTTAGCCGCACTACCAATTTTGCCTAATATAGTTTGTAATATTGCAATACCGCCTTTAGCAACAGTAGTACTAACTCTTGTAAGCGTAGCAAGAAATCTACCTAATCCATGATTCGCATTAAACACACCACCAAGAAAATCGCTCCAAACACCAAGGTTAGGACCTAAATCCTTAGCTTCTCTTGCACGTTCAGTGTATATAACCATCTGGTCGTTTACTGCTTTTAAGTCATTTAATACTCTGGCGTATTGTGCTCTCCATTCATCAGTATTAGTTTGTGTATTTCTTAATCTATCCAATTCACTGCGTAATTGGCTGATTCTATTATAGCCTTTATCAAGTGTTGCAAGCAAAGATTTCGTAGATGTGGATAGTTTACCACTTGCTAAAGACCGGCCAAAAATACGTTCTATTCTTTGAGCCATTTTATTAGCAGTGTTGGTTATATCACCTTCAGTTAAATCTACTCGTAAGTTTATATCTGCATCGTGTTTTGCCATAATTAGTCACCCTGATTCCACAGCTCGTTAAATAGTGCTTCTGCTTCTTTATCTTCTGCGGTACTGCTATCCCAAACAAAGTATTGAGGATTTTGTTGCTTAAACTCTCGTTCGTGAGATTCAAGTTTTTTACCACGCATGAGTTTATCACGAATTGTCACTACTGTATTTAGTAAACATTCACCTATTGCGCTATAGTAACCCATGAATGTCCACCAATGTATATAAGGCTCTGCACGAATTTCTGTACCTGCTACTCTATTTATTGCAGAGCAAATAAGCTGAGAGTCCAAATCCCAATCTATAAGTTTATACGGCACTTTTCGTGCATTTTCTCCAGCTGAACCACAATTAAAGAATTTGAACATTTCTGTTATTGCAGTTTCTAAATTTGGTATTGATTGTATATCTGCTAAATCATTTAAATCCTCATAAAAAATAATGAGACCAGCGAACAATCTTTCCTCTGTATTCAGCTCTGCATCGTTTAATGCCGAAAAACAGTCTAAGACCATTCGATAGTCTCCATTATTTCGGATTTTAAATTGTTTACCATCTATATCAATCGAAGTTGGTATAGTGTACATAGTAATCAATTATTTCCTTGTATATTTATTTGTATGCTTTTTGACGTTCTTTGACATTTTTTTAAACTCATCAGTAAAGTTCTTATCATAGACGGCTAAGAACTTTTCAATGATATGTTCAAATCTGAACTGACCATTTATAGGGTCTGCCATTGTGCCGTCATCTGCACATACTTCTGAAACATTGGCTTGGAAGATAAAGTCGATTAACTCTCGCATTTCAGTGTCTAAAACTTGCAGAGTTTTAACAATCTCTTCATCCTCAATGCCATTAGCTTCAGTTTCTGCCTTAGACTCTTCTTCTTGCAGATTATACTTATTTGCTAATGATACTAACCTGTCATACGCTTCTTGTAAGCGTGTAATGACACCCATATCAGACACATTTATCTCAATGATTTTAGTATCGTCACCGTTGATTCTTATACGCTTTTTTCTAAGCGCTGACAGGTCAATATCAATAACGTTGTTTTCAAGTGTGTTTCCCATATTTTCTCCTTTGAATCAAATTTAATTAATCGGGAGTGAATACAAAATCATCACTCAGCTTATCAACTGTACCAGTAGTAATATTATTACTGTAGTATACAGAGATAGGGAAGTTGACGTTCGCATCACCGCCGATGCTATTGTAAGCGATTGTACAATTAGTATGTTTCTCAGCGGCATATCCATTTGTCGCATCGCCAATAAACGCTGTGATGATATAGACAGTGAACTGGTCAAGTTCACTGATAGCGTTTCTACGTCTAATATCATTCAGCTTAGCCGCAAGCTGAGAACCGCCGAGAATAAGGAACGGGTCGAAATCCTGCTGAGGTTGAGTTCTGTTAATATCAGTGTAGTTGATACCAAGAATATCAGTGGTAGTCTCAATATCTGCATTATAGTCGATAGAAGAATCCTCAGTTCTACGACCAAGAATTTCTCTTACCGGTGTATTACTACTACCACTACCACTCTCTGTCCATTCAGCAACAGTAATAAGCAGTTTACGCTCGGCTCTTTGGTACGTAGGAAGATTTATAGGAGCAACAGCCATTTGAATTACCTCCAAATTAATTTACTTATATCAAGGTACTTTATTTGAATAGACGTGGAATATACAGCAAGTGGAGGGGATACTTGTTCATCAATCCCTTCAAACTTTGGCTCCTCTGTAGTAGTGCTTATAGAATCTATAACGCAATCTTCGCCAAAATCAGGAAAATTCCTCAGCTCGTTTTGTTCTGCTATCCACTCTATGAGTTTTTGAATATCTGACATATCTGACAGATTTTCGTTCTCATATCCTGGCATTTTTACAACAGCAATATCTGCCGCAGATTTGAATGTCAGTATAGTAAAAGTATAAAGTTTTCCAACACTGCCGTCAATATAGTTTTGGTTAGTGTATGTATCAGTGGATTCAGTAAAGAACTGATTAGTGTCATCTTTTGCATTTATGAAGTTGAAGTATAACGGACTATTAAGAATAGTCGGGCATGTAATAATATAATCTATTACAGCTTGATTCTTATTTGTTGCCACGTTCTATCTCCTCTACTACAACAGATGCCGCATAATCAGCTAATTCTTCAAATCCAGGCGAACCAGGCATTATTTCTTCTGTCCAGTTAGATTTAGTACCAGGTGTTGTTCTTTTCCAGTTGCTATCATCTGCATCGTGCTGATAACTTGCATATTGAAATGTTTTACCGATACTCGGATGTCCCCAAACTAACTGTGTAGCTCTTGATGTTTGTCGTACATAGGCACTATCACGTAAGTCACCGCTTTTCATAGGTACATACGGTGTTACAATTTCGATAGCTCTATTGCCAATTATGCGCATAACATCTGGATTTTTAGTAAGCGCAATAATAGGTTTTTGCACCCGTTCTTTCACTGCACTTCTAATATCCCTTGCATAAACTCTAATGCGAACTTCTGCCATGATTATTTACCGCGGGCATAATAATGTTCATTCCCTCTATGACCAGTATTGTTAGACCACTGCTGTATTTCCATACAACCTTGTAATTCTTTATACTTTTTCAGTAAATCAGAAGAACGATGCCCTGATGCATACTCATTTATATCATCTGTTACTTCGCCCTTTACAATAATATCCCCTTCGCCTAATGTAAAATAGTTACCCATCTCATCATTAGGCTTAGCAATCCAATCTTGCTTTTCTAAGAACATATCATTCTTGGGTATTCTACAGATAATACTATTTGTATCTAATACAACGTTACCTATAACAACTTTGTTGCCTGTAGCTTGCCAAAAATTGTTGTGCAGAACAGTTTTATGCCATGTGACAACTTGTGTTTGTGGGTCCTCAAATTTGTTAAAAACTGTAATTGTAGTATCCCACCAAGGTCCGAAACTATTCACCTGGATACAACCCCCTAAACAACACCTTTCGACCAAGTGAGTCTTTCACATCTTGTAAATACATTTTTATGGTATTGTCAAGCTGTGTTTTAAGCACTCGCATTGCCATGTTACCAGTTATAACGTTATATGTTGAAGATACACCATCATTAGACTGGTGAGCCATTAAGCCGGCTTTGACGTTTCCATCTTCGTCAACTGCATCAACCATAAGCACTTTCTGTTGTTTGTCTAATAGCTCTATGAGTTTATACATACAACGCTTTACTGCTTCTGGATACGATGCTTCATTTTTAAGTCTACCGAATGTCCACCAGTCTATTTGAGCCCGTGCTTCAAATTCTAACTGTTCAAAGGCGGTTTCTTCTAATTCTACCCCGCCCATTTCAATATATTCGTCATAAGTGAGATACATTAGAAGTCACCGCCTTTGTTAAAAATCAGCCCTTAGAGAGAATACGTGCAATCGGAATGGCCTTCAGATTGATGTACTTCTTATTAGTACCACCAGTATTAACAAGCTCCCAGTTACTGCCAGTAGCAAGTTCTGCGTCTGTAGGAGACAGAGTTGAGATATTGTTGATACCAACGAAGGAGATACCGTAAGGAGACCAGCACTTTCTCTGTCTGCTATACAGAGTGTCTTGACCACCATTGGTCTTGGGGTCACGACTCATTTCAGCAGGAACTTTTGCGCCACAGTTAGTATATTCAATAGCGCCATCGCCGAAGAGATATGTGACGTAAATAGGGTCGCCGTTACCAGTCTTTTCATAATATGTTGCAATAGCAGAATCGACAGGATTCTCTACAACAGTGTAGACGTAGTTACCAGAAGTGCCTGTACGAGTGTAATAAGTCTTACCTGCTGTAACAGCAGTATCAGAAGTAGCACTGAAAGTAGCTGTAGACTGGTCTTCCATAACAGGCATAGAATCGTCAACGATAACGAGCTTACCATTGAGAGTAGCCATACCAGTTTCTCTCTGCATACCGTTCTCATCGTTGTACAGCAGATAAGTGAGAATACGCAGGTTCTCAAGATTAGTAGCTACTGCGGAGTGCATAATAGCAAGAGAGAATTTACTCTTGTGGTCACCACAAGCCTTCTGAATAGCAGTGTTGACAGTAGTACCATCCATAAAGCAAACATCACCATTTTGATTGGCTACAGTGGTAATATCATGGGTGTGAGTAGAAACAAATCTTGCACCCTCAGTGTCGCTCATGGAGAAAACACCAGTGAGAATTGCAACGATTGTAGCTTGGTCGACTTCATCCCAATACTCAGCAACCTGCTGGGCAACGTTCTCCATGAAATCGACACCACCGGTGATATCGTAGGAGAAGTCCTTCTCAGTCCATGCCTGTGCACGACCAGCAACTACACGGCTGTGCGAGAAAGTCTGAGTGGTTTGGGATGTAATATTAGTAACACCGTCGTAGTTCAGCGGAACAGAACCACTGATGAGACCCTTCAGAGGAGTAGTAATATAGTTACCACCGACTTGGTCTGCCATCGCACCAGCAAGGTCTTGACGAGAAACAATAGCACGAGACTTTAACAGCTCGTTCAGTTTCAGATTCGGAACACGGTCAACGTATTTCTGGAATACTTCGCCGTTAAATATTTTACTATCAAATTGGGGATTAGGCATTGAAATTTACCTCCAAATTAGAAATTAATTACTGCATCAGGATGCTCATTTTTCATTTGCATCAACTGTGTTAACGTAGGCTTGGGTGGTGCAGAAGTACTTGTAGGCTGAATAAATGTAGGAACTGGAGCGGGTGCAGGAGCTGGAGTTTCAACTGCAAAAGCATCTGGGTCGCTCTGTGCGTAAATAGCTTTGAAATCATCTGCGCCAATCAGTTTACCATCTTCAAATTGAAGTTTCTTGGCAATCATCTGATTCTTAAAATCGTTCTTTGCCGCTTTGCTTGTAAACTTCTGACCATTTACATATTCCGTTACAGCAAATTCATATGCCTGCTGTCTAAGCTGTCTCTGATACTGCTTTGTCTCAGTATCATACTTCTGTTGGAGACTGGCTAAATCTTGTGACGCCTGTTTTAAAGCACTAATATCACCAGCTTCATCAAGCGTCTGTCGTAAAGTTGCAAGGTCTTGGTCACGAGTCTGAATCGTTGAGTTCAGAGTGGTAATCTGTGTATCACGGGTAGAAACATCATCATCATATTTCTGCTTCGACACATATTGACCTTCCGTTAAATCAACGAATTTCGCTGTGCCCATTGCGGCTTGAAACTGCTCCCATGTGAGTGTTCCATTTTCAGCTTTGTCAAATATTTCCTTGACTGTCATTTTCAATTCTCCTTATACATTCTTTTATATCTGTTACTTGTATATCCGCATTACAGTTTGCGGAGAATGTGCGTTCTTTAAACGTCTTTACGCCAGACAAGTTCTCATTAATCTATGGAGAGTGCATGGGAGTACTGTATGCACTCTCCACAAACCAAGGAGAAAATATGAAAACCAGGTACCCCTCGTACCTAATTTCATTATATTACAAATTTTTACATTTGTAAACATTTTTGATTATTTTTTGTTACCAAAATTGCTACCTTTTTTCTCTTTTGTCTCATCAGTTTCTTGTACTTTGTTATCGGGGTTTTGCCCATTCATAACACGATTATTCAAATCATATTGATTCATCATAGCCATTTGTTGATTTTGCTGTTGTTCAGAATCAATTTGGGCAAGTGCTTCCCTTGCTTGACGTTCAGTCTCACCAAAGTACCACATTCTGTTCTCAACTTTACTTGCAAGACCATTCTGCATTAACAGTATGCGCTTTTCAAGCTCTTCATCAGCATCGACCATAATACTATCATCCCACTCAAAGGATACATCATAATCACCCTTTGGCGTAATATTATAGAGGTCTGCATATACGTTCATAATATAGATAGTATCTCGTAATGCTTCTTCTATTGCTTTCTGAATATCCTGGTTTGTCTGATAACTTCTTTGTTTAAGAATCCTTAATTCTGTAGCAGTACGAGCTACATCTGCCGCATCAGAAAGTGTGCCCCTACTAATGCCACAAGTATCTTCAATACGCATGAGTACAGTATTGAGACCATTGATATAGTTTGTATCACGTAATGGCGGTGCAAATGGCTGATAAGTGTCAGACGAAGAACCAAGGTCAATTTTACGGTACAGACGTTCCTGTAACATTGTGAGCCTCGTGTGGTCGTTGCCATTAGCATCATCAACTTTTAATGCATCTCTATCAATATCTATTGCAAGTGCGCCACCTTCATATTCCCAAAGAAGCGTGGAGTAAATATAATCAGCGTTCTTTATGAGCTTTATAGCACGAGCAAATCCAGAAACACCAAGCGGACTCTTAGTGTCAATGATATTTGCATCGGGCATTCTGAAATATGCGAACAAAGGTTTTGTCACATCTTTGATAGTTGTAATTGGCTGAAAATCTTTCCACTCAGGAACTTCTTGCAGAGAAATCTCTTTGCCAAGATTGCTTAAAGACAGCTCTCCTGTATTAGAAGTTGACCTATACGCTTTATTTACAACTGTAACAACATTATTATCCCACTTGTGATATTCAAGCCTGTGATATGTCACAGCTTTATCCTGCTTTGTCTGTATAAACGCCGCTTCTGTGATTTTACCAGCTGGTGTAAAAGCAAGGGGATAAAATGAATCTGCTTGTACAAATTCAAAATCAATCTCTGTAGTGGGCTTAATATCAGACTTTACAGTATACGAATTATCATTCTCATCGGGCAGTGCATTAGTGACAATGTACGGCTTTATTACAAGACCACCTTTTGCAATACCATACTCAATCTGCTTGCGTAACTGTTTGCGTAATTTTGCATACTGCCGTTCAAGATACTCAGCTCTTTGTGTGTCGCCAACTGGACGCTCCTCTGTCTTAGTCTTAGGCGGTTCAATCGCAGGAATAGGAAATTTCTCACCATCCATATCAGTAGCATACTTCTTTTCGCCAGGATAATCTGGATTAGGTACTTCTACTTCTTCTGTAGGTGTAGATATTTCAGACTCAAATTCAAGTAATGCGAGTCGGGCTTTTTCACTTGCAATCAGAGTAGCAAGGCCTAAACTTGCAACACGAACCGGATTATCTGCATCAGGCTCGTGTAACCAAGGTGCATTATCTTTATACATATCTGACCACAGATGAATAGCTTCTTCCATTTGTGGTGAAATTGCGTAGTTTAAATTTAATTCTTTCTCAATGTCCTTACTGCTTATCATTCCAAGCATCTCCCTTAACTTCGCTATTATTGTATTCCATACGGACATTATCTCTTCCTCTTCTTACGGCGTTTAATTTCTCTATCAGTGGTCTTAAAGCCCGCAGATGCCGCTATTCTGTTAGCGTCTTTAACAGAATGTGCGCGGAATGTTCTTGTAACTTCAACGCCGTTAACAACTCGTGTAAATGTGTACGACTTAACATCAGAACCTTTAAATTCACGTTTAGTGCTTTGACCGCCGCCTAAGCCTTCAGTTCTATTACCTGCTGTGTTAGGGTTAGGCTCTCGCTTAACGAGTTGATACTTTCCACCGCTATTACTTTTAGCCATTATACTGCCACCTTTGTACTAATCAATCTCTTGTGTACAATATTGCCCTTCAACTCTTTTGATAAATCTTTTCCATATAACAATATGCACTCTGGTTGTAAAGTATCAATTACAAAATCCCAATTATTTTTTAACGATTGCCATTTTGCCCATCGACCCTCACCCATTGTAGATATTGCGATTGTACTGTGTTTAGGTATGCCATCAAGACAATATTGTAAACTATCTGCATCACTCCATGTTACTGTTGGTATTACAGTAATACCATTATCTTGCCAAAATCTACCGCACCAACGATTTCTATACACATTAAATATTTTCAATGCTCTTGGCATATTAGCGTATGGACTAAAATCTGGAGAAAGTACGAATTTGAATCTACTTAATATTGAAAGATACCTATCAGGGTAATTCCACACTCGTTCAAACTGATAATCGTGCAAAAAGAAATGAACACCTATGTTTTCTGGATTCTTCTCTTTTAGCGCATAATTAAATCCTTGAAGCGGTGTGCTTTCAATATCTTCTATGTGTACTGGTAACATTTTTGGTATTTCAAATTTGCCATCACTTTCTTCTTTATAGTTGCCATATACCATGTTCAAGACATTTTGTTCTAATATTCTTGTTTGCTGTTTACCGTTGTCGTATTGCATATTTTCCCCTTAGTGACCACGTCTATTTGCGTACTTCTGCATACCATATCTTACAGCATCAATACTATGGTTATTTTCGTCAGGATAAGCACTTATAAAGTTACCTTCTCTATCCTGCTCATATTCATAGTTGACAAACTCTCTGTATGTATATGGGCACTGTCGTTTATCTATATAGATATGATTTAAACCTTGAAGCCACTTTATACCATATCGAACACTGTCTGGTCCTTTATCTGCCGCACGTATAAATGCGCCGTATGCTTTAAAGTCAGCAACAGATTTTTCTTCTGCGCTATCAGCAGTAACAAGTTCATCAAAGGTTAACAGCTTCTTCTCATTATACAATATGTCGAAAACAACCTTGTTTCTTGTTTTCATAGTATTGTACTCAGCAAAGATATATAAATCTAACTTTCGTCTATCAAAGTGCATTTTGACAAATCTGAACGGGTCAATAGAGAATCCCCAGTCAATCCCGTTATAGATATGGTCAAACGTCTTGTACATAGGTATGCGTTCAGTAACATTGCCGTAAATATCGTGGCGCTCTATTAACTGTTGCATATCTAAATCTTCTACGTTCTCAAATACATCACCACCAGTACCAGTAGCAATGCCCATATACTCATGGTCATAAGCACGAGGATTTATCTTTTTGAGTCGTTCAGCTTCTTCTACAAAATCATCACCAAGCCAGCTTTTAGGTACATCAAGATATGAGTTTCTTATAACAAGTGTTCTATCTTGGTCAAAAACTTCACATTCTTCTGCATACTCATTTGCCCAATTATTTTTTGAGATAGGCGGGTTGAATGTTCTAAAATCCCAGAACATATTACCACCACGCATTGTAGACTGAGTAACGTTACGCAATTCTTCTGGTCCTGCATACTGGTCAAGTTCTTCGAACCACGTAACCCCAATATATCCAAATGGCGGTTTGATAGATTTTACTTTCATGGGGTCATCAAGACCCATGAAGAAGATTCTTTGTCCAGTTGGTAGATACACAATAGGCGTGCTGTATGTTTTAGGTATTCTGAAAAGTTTCTCTACACCAAGTTGATATATGCCCCAAACTACCTGTGCATAGATACTGTTCTGAATAGTATTTGCGACTTTCCTAAAACATACAGCATGAATATTTGGATTCTGCATTATAAGCATAGGAACAGCAATACCACCTGCAAAAGAAGATTTTGTACTACCACGACCGCCTGCAAACACATAGTGGGTGTGATTATGCGCCAATACATCTTTCAGCACAGGTTTGTACATCGGTATTATACAACTGTTTAAATCTATACTTATATTAGCCATACGTTATATATGCGTCCTCAAATCCTGCATTTTGAATCTTTGTAAGCAGGGCTTCTGCATTTGACTTCTTGCTAAAAGTACCTGCCTGTACCTTATTATAGCTACCTGCTTTCTTTATTATTGCTTTAATACCAATGTCAGCTAAATATTTGACCCGCTTCTCGGCATTTGCTTTCTCTTTAAACGCACCAACTTGTACTTTATACAGCTTCTTTGTCTCTTTAGCTGTTTCAGCAGGCACTTTATGACTGAACTTATTGTAGTATACAAGACCATAGTTCGTTCTTGCATCTTGTACACCAGCTCCTTGATTAGCCGGACGCTCAAATCTGAATAAGAATGAATTAGAGGCATCTCTTATGGTATTGGCAGATTTTAACTCACTCATCATAGTTGAATAATTTTGCATTTCTTTCCATAAGAACTCTAACTGCATTTGTAAATCGCCGATAGAGACTTTTCGATTCCTCGCATACACTAATAAATTCTGTTTACGAGAATAATATGTCCATTGTGCGAGGCCATATCCAGCTCCATCATGTACAAAGTTGTTGTAAATACCGTTGTCAACAGCTTGTGTATAAGTAATATCGTTATAGCCGAGTTTCTTTTCAAAAGAGTTTTGAAGGTTAATAGGGCTTAATGCAGATTCAGCACGAAGGTTGCCCATAATACCTGCAACTGCAAAATCATTAAGACCTTTACTCTTTAAGAAGTCCCAGATTTTCTTTTCATTAGAATCATCTTCTACAGTTTCTTTAGTTTCAGTAGGTTCCGGAGTAGATTGAGAAGAATCACCAGCTTTCTGTAATTGAGCATTGACTTTGTTCGCAATATCACCCATCTTACTCATAAGATAAGGTCCGGGACAAGCAGTAGCACTAAACCACCTATGTACTGTCATAAGCATTTCATTATCTTTAGGTTTATAAGCAAGAGATTTCTCTTTATCACCAAGCCAAATGACTTTAGTCTTGCCATTACGCTTACAACAATCAACCATAAGATTGATAAGAGCTTTATAAGACTTGTCAGAAACTTCCCAATTCGGGCCTCCCTTACTGTTAGCTACTTCAAATGTAATAGCCCTGTTATCATTATCATAGTTACTGGAAGTCCATGGTGCATTTTCTTCTTTTACAGATTGTGAAATATCGCCGTCGTAGCCTATACAATACGTAGCACTTGCACTTCTTGAAGGGCTTGCAAAACTGTCAGCGCACTTCTTAGAAGTACATTGTACCCAAGCCATATGATGAATGGTAAAACGAGAGATAGGATACTTACGAGGTTTATAGCAGTTAGGTGAAAGCCTTGTGTATGTTACTAAAGAACTGTTTGACATATTTACTCCTCTTTCATTTCAGGCATACTAATAATGATACTCTTTAACAGAGAAACGACTGCGGCAGTACCCGCAACAGAAAGAATGTGAAGCCAGTTTACTTCTGTAAATGCTTGACCAACCGTAATCATACCAACAGCAGTTTCAGCAAAAGTCCATAAAGCACGCTTGCCTGCGCTGACTGCAAACTGTGTAATATACTCGTCCATAAAATCATTGTTCATTACTATCACCCCAATTCAATGTAACTGTAATTTGATTGTCTGCCATGCCCTGTTTACGTAAGTCTACGTCAATAGTCCTCTTTGCAAGCTCTTTAGCCGCATTAGTTCTTTCAGTAAGTGGAGCATCAAGCCCAAATTGGTCTTTTATCTCCCCTCGCATAACAGAAGTGAAGTATTCCATTACCTCATTAGCTTCTGCTATTGTCTTTTTCGTTCTTTCTTCCATAAGTTCATTAATTACCTTTCTAACATTAGGATGACGGCGTAACATGTCACTAACGTAATTTTTATACCCGTTTCCAGCTCTAATTTTTTCTGACGCGGCTCTACCTATAGTGTCCTGCGTTTCTGTTTCTGCCCTAATATAAGCATGAACAAATTTCCATTCTTTAGGAGTAAGTGGTGTATCTTCTGTAATTTTAGAACGACCACCACCATACCATTTATGTCCCTTGGGTGGTGCCATCTGCTAAAATCGTCTCCTTTCTCTTTTCATTCCACTTTTCATTGTCAGTAGGCAATTCAATGCCGTTGAGCATGTACCAATAATCCCGCATGAAAAAAACCATCTGTAGAAGAGAGTAAGTGCTGAAAAGCTCTATCTTGACATTCTTGCCAGTAGCCTCATCAAAAACTTGCTTATGTAGGGTATAACGATTTATTTCTCTTTTATGTTTGTCAGAATACCACTGAGTGATATTGTAACAAAGATGTTCGTCATAAACTACATTGCACGCCCTTTGAAGTTTTCTTATGATGCGGGATTGGTCTCTTTGTCCGCCCATAAATCACCTCCTTCTTCTACGTTTACTGCCCTTCCTACTTCGTACTGCTCTGCGAATTTTCCTTACCGCTACCTTCGCCATTGTAAATCGCTCCTGTTACATCGTCTCCAACATAGTTAGCGTTGCCGTCTTCACTCTCAACTGAAACAACATCATCCTCAACAGGCAGAGACATGTACCATATAAATCCGCCAGCCATTGAAAGTATAATAAATAATTCAATGACGGCGATAATGAACCATCTCTTTGCAGATGCTTTCAGTTCGTGAAGAAGTTCAGTAGCAAGGGTTTGTACTTCTTTTTCCATAAATCAATTCTCCTTTCATGTTTACTAACATTGTAGCACAACTGTTGGCATGATTGCAAGTGACCGCGACCTACTTAGAAAATCTGTTGGCAAAAAATCTGATAATCAGACCATGACGTTGCGACCTACTACGAAAAAATTGAGGTAGTGTGAGGTGGAGAACGCTGGGCGGCCGCCCCAGTTAGTCGTGACTACCCCCTGTGCGCTTTAGCACTGTGAAGCGTTACAGTGCGACAGTGTGTCAAAAATTTCACAAGCTCGTTAAAGATTTAACACACTTCACTGCGTTGAAGCGACAGAGTGTGTTAAAGATTTCACACACTTCATTATAGTAAAGCATTAAAGTGTGTTAATAATATAACAAAGATTGTTAAAAATATAACGTACATCTGTTTGTCTGACAATTCTGCGGGATCTGGCAAATTGTCAGATAATTAAATTGTCTGACAATTACAGCAATTTGATGCAAATTGACTGTCTTGAATTTTTTTTCAAAAATGTATTGACACCTTGAGGGGTCTGTGGTATACTTTAACCATAGTAAAGATAAGAAATGAGTTGAGCGCCAAGCGCCCGCTCGCCTGGGCCTCGCCCGCCACGCTCGCCAGAGCAGAAAGGAGTTGTCATGAGACACCAGAACATCGAAATCAGATTCCTCACCGGAAACTACGCCACTGAACAGGCCCTGAAGAAGGCCTACCACCAGCTCGCCAAGAAGTTCCACACTGACAACGGAGGCAACCTCGAGGATATCCAGCAGTTGAACGCCGAGTACGACCTGCTCAGACAGAAGTTCGCCAGCGCCAAGAAGGCCGAAGAAGCTAAGAAGGCCGCCGAGGAAGCCGCACGCAAAGCCGCCGAAGACGCCGCCAAGAAAGCTACCAAGAAGCCTCGCATGAGCGCCAAGCAGAGAACCTGGGAAGACTTGCTCCACCGCTTCGAAGGCAAGACTGTAGAGAAGTTCACCTGGTACGGATACAACTGCTTCCGCTGGAACGACGCCGTGTTCGTAGCCACCGGCAAAGGCGTTGATATCTACTTCGAAGACGAAGCGACCTGCGCCAAGGCAATTGAAGCCGCCAAGAAGCACTGGTTCTGGGAATCCAGCCAGTATCGCAAGTGCGTCTGCTGGGTCAAGGCTCTCAAGAATGAAGCTCTTGAGGAAGTGCTGAAAGCACTCGCCGCATAATCCGCCCCGACCCGAGCAAGTCGAAAAACTGCTCACCACTTTCCAAAACCAAGAACATCATCTACAAAGTAGAAGAGAGGAAGTATACCATGCCTATGACCACAGCTCAAATCGGAACCTCAACCCTGTATATCACTGATGGGATGCACGCCGGCCTCCTGTGGGGGCGCATCACAGATGCCAGTGACCTGACTCCCACTGAGGAGTGGGTACCGCGCTTCTGGTTCGACCAGCAGTACGGGGTGCTGGTAGACCTGGTGAAAAAGACCGCCAGCATTGTACAGCCTGCCACATTAAGAAGGTGGAGACTGGAGGGGGTCATCCAGTAATCCCCCAGCCCCTGGGGCGAACCACAACTCGGAGCGACACCGAGCAGGGGCACTACCGCAATAGTGCGGGTGCATAACGAAAGGAGTAAAAAATGGCAACATACTACTACATCACCATGTACGGCAAGGAAAAAGTTTATTATGCAAAGGTAGATAGCCTCGATGAGGCAATCCAAATCTGCAACCTGTGGGATTCAGCCAAGGTTCAGGAGAGAATGAAAGGAAGATTCGGAGCTGCCAAAGTTGTCTATGAGAAGTGGAATGGCACTGTAACAACCTGCTGATGCAGGGGCTGAGCTATCGGCCATACGGGCACACAACGAAAGGAGTAAAACCATGAAGTGGAGAAAGACGAGGAATAAACAAGAGTGGAAAAGCAACACTGGAGTGAGGATAGTGTGGAACGTGTTCTTCCAAATCTACCAGATTGAACGGGGAACATTCTTCGGGTATGCTAAAACACTCGAAGAAGCAAAGCGGGTGGTGGAGACAGATTACCACTTCCAGTAATACATTTACAAAGCTGGGCTATCGGCTATACGGGCAAGAACCAGATAGTCTACAAAGTAGAAGAAAGGAGCTTACCATGTTACTGTATTACAGAGTGGAAAGAGACCGTTGCCAAAAGTATATCATCTCCCTTTATTACCGCAATCTTTTGGGGAGCATGAAGGAGATGCATCGTAGCGTCCACAATCGTCCAGTGGATGTAAATGAAGTGATTCAACACTACAGGCAAGAGGGATACCGCATCCAGAGCATGGCAACAGCGTAAAAATGTGGGGGAGGACACTCGTCCTCCCTTTTTTGTGCACTTTGCACAAAGGGTGCTGTATTTTTCATAGGGGTCCAATTGTATATATTGCACAAAAAATTTGAGGGTCAGCCGAGCGCGGCTGGCTCTTTTTTTTGTACAAATTTAGTGCCACTGTACAAAAAGTTTAGCCAGGTTGCGCTTTGTATACCTCAGGCTTCCTCAGGCTTCCTCAGGCTTCCTCAGGTTTACTTCCAGAAGTGTCGAGGTATCGTTCTAAAGATGCTTTATTTCCTCTATGGTTATATTCTATTTATTAGGTATATTGATATAGCTAAAACATAGATGGTTACTGCCTTTTCACTACGCCGCGACTTTTTTTCTCCCTCTATATATGCCTATATTAACTGAGTTTGTAGATGTTGGCTTGTTTTTAGTCAAAAAATAAGACTTCCATATTTTTTAGTATGGAAGCCTTTGTAATGTAGTAAATATTTTGTTCTTCTTTTCAATTCCGCGCTAAAATCTTTCCCATACATCTTCTGCCATACAGCTATAGGTATCTACGAAAATCTTAGCCATTTCTCTGGCGCTTTCCTCAGTGTGTGCGCCAACTTCTTCTAACTCTTCCTGTTCTTCTGTGCCGTTTTTGTAGCTTCTCACAAGAACAGCCTGCACAGTGTACTCGTAATAATTGTAGCTCGGATTACCATAAATAGAAACTACTAACATATTCATCTTTTATCCTTTCGCCCGTCACGCCGTTAGCTCAGCTTTGTAGATATTGGCGTCATCTTCACATCATTCCATGAATCATTGCATTTATCATGGAGTTCCAGTTTCTTCTGTCCTCGAAGTAAAAATTCCTTGCTTCAGGATACTCCTCTCGGATTTTTTCAATCTTCATTGCCTTCCAGACCTCGATATAATCTTCATCGAGGTCGTTTCCAATTGTGTAGCGGTCGACTTCAATCTCATCGCCACACTCGTCAACCATTATCAGAATCATGTTTGCCATATCGTTTTCTCCTTTCTTTTTACGGACTTTCACTCGTCACCGGCTCTGCATTTCTCAACACGGGTTGCCAACGTGCTATGCCTGCATTAGGTGACGCTTTAGCGTCACACATCACAACTCTGGCTGTGGTAAATGATTGTCTTATGCAGTTCGGGAATAGGGAATACATAGATGTTGAATGTGAACCACACGCCAGTACAATCACGACCGTCTCCATACGGATTATACCAGTGCCACCATTCATCTTCTCTGTATGCCTTGATGGCCTCTTCTCTGGTCATCTCAATGTCGTACCACTCTTCGGGCAAACTGTCGTAAACAATCTTGCACCATCTGGAGTCGTAATCACGGTAGTGCCACTGCTCTTCATTCTCGGCATATTCCTGCTCTCTGATGCGGTTCTCCCTGATTCTCTTCTTCAGGTCACGTACAAAGGTGTTGTTCTCAATCGTCTGCTTTGAATCTCCTCTCTCTTTGTGGAAATCAATAATCTCGTGAAGCATGGCATAATCTGTTCTTAACATAGGAAACTCCTTTCTGAATCTGTAGTTGGAGCATTTCTGCTCTTCTTTTCTTTTCTACATTATAACACACCATTGTATGCCTTGTCAAGCACTTTTTGAAAATTTTTTCAACAGCCCTCTGCCACATCCAACAGAGGGCTGTCTCACACCAATCAGTTAAACGGAATCTCCTCATCATAGAAAGGCTCTGCATGAACTTCTTTTTCCCATCTCCAAAATTCAAACAACTCTTCCATATCTTGAGGAATAGCATCAATGCCATGCTCCATAAGAACGTGGTCTGCCCAGTACTCGTACAACACCCTCAGAATAAGGTCTTGCTCCTCAAAATACTCTTCTCCAAAATTATCAGGAATTAAATCAGAGCATCCATATCTCTGTGCCTGACGAATCTCGTTGTCAATGCCTTCTATTATCCTGTTCAACTCCTCAGCTCTTGCCAGAATGTCCGTTGTAGGCAATTCACAGGTGCTGTCGCCTTCGTACTCTGCTTTCCAGCAGAGCCACCACTCACCACTACCACTTGTGGAGTATACACACTCTGCAACCTCACGACCTGTAGCGTGCTTACCATCTTTGTCAAAAGGCATCTTTTCATAACTGGGGATATTCCTGATTACTGCTCTCATTTTATTTCTCCTTTCAAGTTTGTAGATTATGCCCGTATGCCCGATAGCGCAGGCATTAACTTACCTGTCAACAAATCCGAAATCAGCAGGAACTTCGTTGCTTCTGTCAGAAGAGCCCTCAACTCTTCCCCAACGCTCACCGTTAAACCAAACAGTGAAGTTGTAGTGCATCGACTGAACTGCGGCCCACTGGTCTTCTGCAAGGAAGTTCGCAAGCTCAAAAACATCCCTCATGGCGAACACTGTGCTGTTGTTCCCGTGCTTATCATAAGACTGAACCTCAAATCCAACATTACTTCTTTTCTCTAATCTCTTCATGGTATCTCCTTTCTTTACTTCGGTGCGTCTGCACTTCTTTTGTATCTACGATAATTATATCACACCATTGTAAGCTCTGTCAAGTATTTTTTGAAAAAATTTTCAAAATAAAAAAGCGCCAGCGATTTCTCACTGGCGCTCCGTGTCAAAACTTATCATTCAACAAGTTCTGTGATTTTATCCACAGCGACATCATAATCAAATGCACCAACAGTAGTAAAGGCGATAATCACGTTATCCTTACAAGGAGTAACAACACCGATGTACTCATCTCCTTTACGCAGTTCGTAGGAACGATAACCGATTTCCTCAACAGTAATATCAGGATAAATCTCGGTAAAATCCTTGAGAGCTTCAATAAGTTCACGCTCTTCCTCACTCATAGGATTCTCGGTAATGTCATCATCCTGCTCAACTTCCTGTTTAGTATCAGTAAACTCTTCCTCTGCTTCCTGCTCCACACTTTCAACAATCGGCTCTTCATCAAGACCAAAATACTTAATCATTCGGTCGATAACTGCCTGTTTGCTCTCTTTGAGAGAAGTCTTTGAACCATTGTATTTGATACCGTTCGGAATCAAATACTTCTCAATAAGGTCTCTTGCCCGCAGATTTTTAACTGCATCGAAGAGCTGTTCCTTTGTCATTTCCTTACCATTAATAATTGCTGTTTTCATAAATTCTCCTTTCTTTCATTAGTGCTAATGCACTTCTTTCTGTTTCTACTAACATTGTATCACACCTTTAATTGTTTGTCAACACATTTTTGAAAATTTTTTCAAAAGCCACATCCACAAAATTAACTTTGTAGATGTGGCTGTTTATTACCATGTACGATAGCGCATGTGGTTAACTATTTAACTCGGCTTTTACTTCATCAGCTATTCTCATTACCTTTTTAGCTACACACGTAGTAGCCGCTACACTTGACTTACCAAGTACCCAATGTAACGTTTTCATTTCACCCCATACATCAGAATATACCTTCGCAAACATTTCCTCACTATCCTGCTTTCTATAATATCTGGTGATAGCAATTTTCATTAGCTCTTCCATCTCGTAGATTCTATCCATAACCTCTCGCTCAGTTCTCATACTTTATCTCCTCATCTGTATAAAACTCTCCATCATTTCGAGTGTCATTCATAAATGGTGTATCACCATCATGGCTTTCCTGGAACTGCTTACAGTAGTTACTATTATAAGGACACTCATTACACCTATGTACTTCACCCCAATGACTATTACAATAATCAATCAACTTCCGATTGGTCATTGTTGTGCTCTCTTCGCACTCTTCCTCAAGCTGAGATACACCAAGCAATTTCAGGTCGATGTACATGTAGTCGGTATATTCAATCTGAAATACATAGCCATCACAGTCATATGTGTCGATGTGCCACAGCTTATCACAATCATCTCCCGGTTTGCTGTAAGAAACAGATGCGATTAAATCACCAGTCTTTGTAATTTCATCAATGATGTTCTCCATCTCCGTCTCAGTCTGTGTTCTCCATTTACGAAAACGAGTAATAGTATCCATTTAATTTCTCCTTTCAGTTATGCTCATCCAAATTGTCTTTAGAAAATCTCATATAACCGTATCTGTCATTAAACATTAATGCCACAAAATCATTCTCCCATTCAATGAGGGTAAAACATGTCATTCTGTTTCTACCTGCCGCAGGATTCTTTACCCAATACTTCTCACCGATTTTGTATGTCATTTCTTCTCCTTTCTGCTGACTGCCATTTCTGACAGTCAGCAATCGAGTTTGTAGATGTGGCTCACTTTACCCTATCATAGTATCCATACTTTTTCAGTTTCTCATACAGATTATCTGCGGCTTCTCGCATTTCCTCTGCACAAGCGTAGTGACCATGCTCCTCATTATATTTTGCCGCTTCACTACAGCAAATGGATAACCAATTCATAGTATCCATTGTATTTGTTTTAGTGAATCTACCTTCCTCACAGTTCTTAGCTCGGATTTCTACGATATTTCCTCTCAGTACAACTCTCATCACTGCACCTCCTCATCGTATGCGCCTTCTTCAAAAGCAAAATCTTTGCTGGGAGTGATGATGCAAAGTGCAATCGCTCCAGTCTCAGGATTCTCAAACTCGAACCCTGCTGTAAACATGTATGTGTTGTGGGAAAGAACTTTCAGACCCCAGCCCTCATACTTATCACGCTTCTCCTCACAGTATTTCCAAGCATCAGCTTTCGCTTTGCTGTACCTGCCGTATGCATCTGCAAGACAATAGTCACCGCTCATTGCATACATTCTCTGGTATCTCTGCTCTTCCTTATTAAGTCTTGTGGTTTTGATGTTCATTCTTTTCTCCTTTCTGAATCTTTGCGCTGTGCGCTTCTTTTTCTTGTTGATTATATTGTATCACGTCCTTGCTACTTTTGTCAAGTGTTTTTGTAACAAAAATTTTATTCCTCCCAATATACTTCAATATCTACATCAAGGTCATCACCGAATTTATGACACCACTTGCTCATCTGCTCAGCAAGCACCTCATCATAAAGTTCGTCCTCATTTTCGACAGTATATTCACCATCAAAATCAGCGACCTGATGCATTTCATCATCAATAAGAGCATAGACCTTACCCTCTGCATGATACTCTTTCACCTCTACAAAATCTTCTTCACAGCAGGGAGAAACTGCAATCTTTTCATAGCAGGGCATTCCCCAATATTCTCCTCTGCTTTCAGCAATCATCTTAGGCTCTTCAAAAGTTTCACCACAGCAGTTGCACTTATACATAATGTTCTCCTTTCTAATCTAAATCTTGCACCTTCGTGCTTCTTTCTTATCTGATTATATTATACTACACCTTTAGCTATGTTGTCAATACTTATTTGATAATTTTTTCAAAAAATTTGTGGGTAGAAAATCTCTTCCCTACCCACAACTCATTAATAGTAATCATCTTCCTCAGCATCGGACTGAGCATTAATATTGTAATCACTCAGAATACCATAATTCTTAAATATGCCACCAGGACCAGAAGAGCTAACAAGATTTATAGGAGAGTCAGAATCATAATCTTCAAGGAATTCAATCAGTTCACCAACAGTCATTGTATGCCTACTCTGCGGCTTAATAGAATCATTTCCGACTTCAAAGAACACAAATTCTGGTCCGAGGTCTTCTGCATTAAGGTCATCAATATTGCCTTTACCAACTTCTTTATTCATAATGTCTGCGGCTTTATCCTTAGCCGTCCACGGACCATCTGCAAAAACATATACCTCAAACTTATCATCTCCCCAATTCGGGTCAAGAACTGTACCTACCACTCTATACTTACGCATCATTCTTCCTCCAACTTCCAATCACACGGACAATTCGCAAAAATACATGTAGCAGGTGTTTCCAACACGGTTAGCTTTTTTGTCGAGTATATACAACCTTTACACTTATAGTGCCGATTTGTACAAAGTTTCTTTATATCCATAAGGATTTCTTTATTTGATGTAAGAATCGGTGTAAACAGCATTAGTATTCCTCCTCTAACTGGTCAAAACTTCTATATCCTGTAACTGCGTACAAAATGTCCAACATGGTTTCTTCACTATAACCATTAATATCTGTCACGACTTGGAGAGTCTGCTCAGAAACAAGGACAACGTCTTTAAGATAATCCCACATCTGCTCTTTATTCATATTATACCTCCTCAACAATCTTGATTATCAGCTCCGCAAAGTGCTTAAAGTGCACCATCGTTAAAGCTCCTGCAACTACTGGAATCTCTTCTAATCCCGACATAGTGAAGAGAATAAAAATTACCAACGCTATAACAATACCGACTTTCTTTTTCTTTTTCATTAGTCCCTTTCTGCCCGTCAAGCCGATAGCACAGCTACTGGAGATTACTTACTGACTACACCGTTGCAGTACAGACCACCATTATTTTTAGCACGACTCATAATAGTGAGGAACAACTGCATCAATTCGGCAAAATCATCATCGTCCTCAGCATAATACTGAGCTGTAGGGTTGCCACCAGCAAAATCACCATATTCAATATCGCCATCAGCGACACCAACACTAAGCCATGTCATAAAATGGTTCTCATTATTGAGCTGTCGGCAGATGTACTCCATTGCCTCGACCATCTTCGCTCTCTCTTCCATATTCTTTTTCATTTTATCTCTCCTTTCTTATACGGTAGGGATATAGTTATTCTCTTCAAGAAGAGCACGGATGTTCTCAATACTCTTCTGAGTAGCATATTCACAACCAGTCAGCTTACGTTCCTTATAGCCGTCTCGTGCCTGTATCAACTCAACACAGAGAGAACACAGAAAAGCCATTGTGTCCTGTTTGTTAAAACGAGTGCTACCCCAACCTTTTGCTTTAACTTCTACTTCGTAACCGTCGATTTCTACTCTCATTTTAGTCTCCTTTCTGAATCTGTTGTATGAGCCTTTAGCTCTTCTCTCTTATCTGTCTTTATTATAGCACACCATTGATAATTTTGTCAAGTCTGACTATTCACTAAAAATCAGCAAATAGTCAGACAATTCAAATCTCCTTACCACGGTAAATCATCTTCTGTCCACATCTCATAGTTATTAGGAATAGACTCTTCTGCCTTACGCTCTTCTTCCATTCTGCTGTAATACAAGTCCCAAGTCTCCTGCATAATATCAGAGGCGATTTCAAATGCCAACTTTGCAGTTATTTCGGGGAAATGTTCGTGAATATACTCCATCGCATAGTAAAATGCTGTCTGTCCATCAAGATTCTCATTGACGAGATGTTTCTCCCAAATAAACTCATGTACAGGACCGAAAAATTCTTTTTCCTCAAATTCGGTATATTCGTGGAATCTTGTCATTTTATTTCTCCTTTCAAAGAATTTGCGCCATAAGCGTTCACAACAGCAAGTGCAGATGTGGGCTCAACAGGTTTATAGTAATAATACTCCTCACTAGGCTCACCGCCCCACTCATACATTTCATCCAATTCCGCTTCAGTAAAGTATACAACCTTGCCTTTGTTATCAATAAAACGGTCCATCCAATGCGCATGTATATTACGATTAAGTCTATCTACAGCCATCCGAACCTTCTGCTCAGTGTCAAATACCAGTGCAGAAGATACAACCTTGGAATCCTTACCGAAATAACTATCACTGCAAACATCGTCATACACATAAAGGTTAATACTGAAAAGCTGTTTTTCCATTTTATTTCTTCCTTTCTGCCCGTATACCCGATAGCGCAGGTTTTATATCATGCTCTCAGAATCACGTTGCCACGACCCGTATCGCTAAAGTAGAATCTGATGCCTTCTTTTCTGATGAAGGGACGACCAGACTCACTAAGCTGAATCTTATACCGTCTAATCTTCTGACGCCCTGTGCCGAAGTTAAAACACGCTACAGCAACTCCATAGTCGCCTTCACACGCATCAATATCGAGCAGTTCAAGCCCTCCATACTGACCCATATAACAGACACCACACGCCTGCTTGTTTGCGTATCTCTTGTAAAGTGGTTCTCTTTTCATAGGAATCTCCTTTCTTAATCTGCTCTCCTGTCGGTTGGCATCGTGAACTTATCTTCAACACCTGCGACATTATAAGCTATGCGCTTTTCTTTATCTATGTACTATTATAGCGTACCTT